ATGAAAAACGAAATCATCAACAACTGCAGCAACAACACCAACAACGAAATCAACAACAACAAAAATGAGGTAAAAACAATGAGAAAAATCACCAACAACACGATCAACTTCAACGCAAATGCACTCAACTCTTCCCTTATCGCTTCGGCAATCGCTTATGAAGGCAACGGCCGCGACGGCTTCCTGTTCGGCGACGACGTCAACTTCGAACAACTCACTGCCTACTGCGTCCTCTGCGAAGCAAATCACTTCGAAACCCCCGACAACGGAATCGAAGGCTTCGCCCGCCTCGCTCAGGTTTACTACAACACTGTTGAGTACAGAAACTTCTCCGGCATCGGCTCGGTACAACAACTCCGTGAGTACGACGAAGTCAATGAAAAACTTGAAATTCGCCTCGACGGCTGGCGTCCTGTAGAATACGTCTCAACCCTCGGCGATACCTACTCGATTATCCCGCTGAACGACTTCGACCTCGCAGTTGTCCGCCAATACGCTGCGAAGTTCAACGAAATGCAACCTGAAAGCATCCGCGTGAGCGACGACGATATTGAAGCTGTCCTCGATGATTACAGAATCGCCCGCGCCGACTACGTGTTCGATCGCGATGACGATGATGAAATCGCAACCGACATCAAGCAATGCGTCCGCAAGGACGCTGCGCGTGAGTTCGACCCTAATGAAATGGATACCGAAACCCGTGCGGTTGTCGTGAGCTTCCCCTGCCGCGAGCGCAACAGCGCTGAGTACGATCTGAGCACTGTCCAGTACAACCCGAACGATCTGTGCTTCGTGTTCGACGACGGTCTCAATTACAACCGCGTACGCGCGTACCTGCTCGTGTGTGAGTTGAATAACTTCGCAGCTCCCGGTTGGAGCTACTCCAGTGGCGACGGACTTGCCAGACTCGCTCAGGTTTACTACAATACGGTTCCTGCTGGGATGTTGAACGTCTCCGGTATCGACCGCTGCGGTTACGTCCTCAACCCTGACGTTTATGAAGAAGCTTATCACTTCGACCTCAACGGTTGGGACATCGGTTGCTACATCGACGACTCCGGCGAAGTACTTCCGATCAAAGCGCTCACCGCTGACGACTACGATCAGATCGGCGAATACGCGAAGCAAATCAACTCGCTGCAGCCCGAACGCATTCGTCTCAGCGACGATCAGATCGATGCTTACATCGCCAACGCCAAGCTTGAGGGTTAATACCCTCTCGCTTCGGCGAATAAAGAAAATTGCGGCCCTTCGGGGCCGCTTTTTTTTTTATTTTTTATAACCGGGTAGGCGCACAGCGCTAGTCGACGTGGTATGTCGTATGCATAATGCGTTTGCGTATACGCGGTTGCGGCGAAAATTGTATTAAAAAATATGAAATGTCGGAAACGACAGAATAAATATTATATTTTTGGAGGTATCAACCATGAAAACTATGACAATCCAAGTCAACACTACCACTCGTAAAGCAGTCGTTGAAGTCGACGGGGGCGCGCCCGTTGTATGTTCCCTTAAGAAAGAGGGTAATGAAACCTACTCTGTAGTCCTGAAAGATAAAGTCGAATGGCCTACTAAGTATTATAACATTGGTGCGTTGGGCGAAGACAGAGTTATTACAACCAATGATGTTGATTGCAAAGCTCGCAAAACGACTCGCAAAGAGCTCACAGACAACAATCCGCACAAGATTCGTGTTGCGTCTATCTCAAGACGTCTTATGGAAGACTCAGAAGTTCTGAGGACAATCGAAGGCGTGACTGAAGAAGAAGTATACTTCATAGTAAACTTAGCTGCACGACTCGAACAAACCGCTGCACAAGCTCGCATAAAGGACCAGATTGAAAAGCTGAAAGCTGAGCTTGAGAAACTGGGGGGCTGATGCCTCCCTTTTTTTATGCCTTTCGGCGCAACACTAAACTCGCGGCACTACGCTCGCAGCACTAAGTACGGCGGTCCTCGCACAGAGGGCCGTCGTATTTTTTTATTTTTTATTTTGCCCGAAGGGCGAAGCACTGGTCGCGCAGCACTAAGCCCGCAATACTATGTTCGTAAGTCCCGAAGCGCACGGCACTGGTCGCGGGCCCATGTCCCACGCTCGCAGCACTAAGCCCGATGCCCGTTGCTCGTCATATCACGTCTCAACGAAAATTGTATCAAAAATCAGATAATACAAAAATAAAACTTGGAGGACAAGAAAATGTCGAAACTTGTAATCGAAATCAATGGCGAAAGCCGCAAAGCTGTAGTAACAAAAGACGCAGAGGCGTCCGTAATTTGTTCTTTGAAAAAAGAAAGCAATGAATCTTATTCCGTTGTCTTAAAAGGCAAAGTGGAATGGCCTACGAAGTTCTATAATATTGGTCGCGATTTGACGGACCGTGTTATAGAGGTCGACGAAGAAGAGGCAATGCGCAGAAAATCAGGCCGTAGTGCGAATTCCGACGGTTCGAGTGCCGTGAAATCGACTCTCAGCGCAAAGAACGTTGCAAAACGCCTGATGGACGCTAAGTCAGTGCTCGTTGAAGAAGGCCTCGTGAGCGACGAAGAGGCCGAAATGCTCGGAAATTTGATCGACAAGCTTGTAGCGAATCAAGAACAGCTCGCTCAGAAGGCTAAAATCGAGAAATTACGCGCAGAACTCGCTAAACTCGAGGCCGAAGCAGCAGCAAACGAATAACAATTGAACAACAAAACGAAGAACGGTGCCCATTGCGGTGCCGTTTTTCGTTTGCCATGCGACGAACTTTGCCCCCTGTGCAGCGCGCAATGGTCCACAAACCGTGCACAATGCTCATCGGTCATCGTTCGTCGTTCATTTTTCTATGCCCGCAGCACTAAAATCGGTGGTCGAGGTGCGATGGGCAATGAAATATGAATAATGTTTCATGTTTCATTGAGCAAAACACAGCAATCGGTGTTCAAGGTTCAGTGGTCAGTGCTCGAGGTACAATGCAACGATGTGGCAACAATGCGTGATTAACAAACTCAATCATTTTGATTAAAAAACCTAATCATACTATACGTCATATTTTTTAATATTCTTTTATTTTTCTTTTATAGTAATAATAATATATAAAGAAAGAGAAAGTAAAATTAAAGAAGAAAATAATAAAAGAAGTAGCAATATATAAAAACAGGAGAATTTTGAACACTTTATAGTACTATTTTGTTCAAAATGCACTGTTTCATTGAACATTGTTAATTGTTTAACAAACTCCACTCACTGTACTTTGTTAATCATTTAACAATCTTCAGACTTATTCGTGTTTGCAATGCTGTTCGTATCAACATTTCCTTGCAAATAATGCATCGCACTCGTTGCGAACTACGAAAACCAAAGCACTTTACGAACGAGCATAATCAACTATCAATCTGAAATTGTATTAAAAAATATACATTGTAACAAATGAACAGTGCATAAGGCTGACCGTCTTAAACGTCCGATCTCAGCGTAATCTCCGCGGTCAAAGCACGTTCTTGTTACGCCGCTGAGCGCGCAAATTACCCTATCCCCTCAAAGCTCGGCGGTTACAATATAATCTGCGAGCAATTGTGTTACGACTGTTGACATTTTTCCATTTTTCTCCCGGCGGTCGTTGCCCGAGGTTTGCCACCCTCAAGCCTCCGGTGAACATTTGCCATGACTGGCTCGAACGTCTTTGCAGTCAACGTTACCCTGAGCCACGAGCATTGCCCGCAGAACTCCAGCCCTACCCGACGTACGGTTTTTTGTCATTAGTTTTCCCGTGCGTCTGGGTAGCCCGAATCTAACGCGGCATCGCCGCATTTACATATTGTATATGGAGGTATCAATTATGCACGACATACGACCTGAACGTGTTATTGCGCTTGAGCGTGAAAATACTGAGTTACGTGAATGTATTGATAAGTTGTTTCAACAGATAACTGAGCTCAGTGCAAAGTACGAAGCGCCCGCAGACGCCGTCGCAACGCAGCAACGAGCATTGTACGACGTACCCAGTCACGGAATGACTAATGAAATGTACTTGAAGTCGCTGACGACGAAACAGCTGGCTCGATTATATACGAAGCATTTCTTTTGCATGGATTACGACCCACAGACTGGCGAGTTCAAAATGGCTCACGACTGTCCGTTGACGGACTTGTGTGTCGAGCTCGATCAAAATGCACCTGATGGTACTGTCGTTGAATGCGAGGACGTCGTCGAGCACTGGTTAAAGACGCAGTATTCTGAGACGTCCGAATTAAATATCGATAAATAAAATGGAGGATAAAGAAGATGACAATTGATATTGTTGATTCAATCGATGAGAAAATTAACCTTTTTAACGAAACGTATGGTACGGACATTATTGCCGTATTTCCGGACAAAAAAGAGATATATGTCCGAGACATGTGCCAGTTCCTGAAATCGTACTTTGCTGAGTGGGACGACGAGGCGTTCGTTGATGCGGACCACAATATGCGCCAGGTCAGTCACTCACCGCTGTCTGAAGGTACGCCGTATCAAGTATTCTTGCAAGACGATTACACGGGTTATACGATTATCGGCGAATACGAAACTGAAGACGACGCGAAAGAAGCGATTGAAGCGAGCATCACGCGCCAATACAACGTAAGGGTTGCAATGAACTTCGAACTAAGCATCACAGTCACCGCTTCAAGCCTCTCAGAAGCTGAGGATGCGGCGCACGACTTCTGTTGCGATTCGATGAACCTCGAAAACCGTTACACGTTCGACGACAACATCGACGAATGGGACATCGACAATTCGAACATTGAAATCATAGATTCCGAGCTTGCATAAAGACTTTGCTATGAAACTCAAAGATTTAACGCCAGTCTTATATTCAAGCGAAGGAAGCGTTCAGTTTGCTATTGTGTATGACAGCGAAACAAATACTGTTATTGAAAATGGTTGCTCTATAGACTTTGCCGTAGAAAAGCACGGAAACGAAGACGTCATACGTATAGGAGCTTTTGAAAATCAGTTGCTGATAACAGTATAAATTCACACCGACCGTCGACGGTATATCCGACGGAAAGGAATTAAAATGAAACGCAAACCGAAGAAACACATCGTTGTATCAGATATGTACGATACCATCTATAGCGACGTTGTGATGGAAGACCTGAAAGAATTCTATCCCGACGCGTCAGACGAATTACTCGACGAGCTTGCGTCAGACCTGTACTTCGACAACCGTCGATTGCTTATGAACACGTTTGCTGATACTATCTTCCCGACTGACGTTATCAACATTGCTGAGCTCGGACTGTGGGACGGCAAGCACAGTGCATTTCGCATTTTCGACGCACCGACGCTCGACGAACTATTCATATCTGGCCGAGATATCGAGGAAGCGGAATGGTACATCGACGAGTACAACGACCTACGCTGCAACGCGCATCATCACGACGGAACGAATCGCTACTTGTATCGTCAGATACGCTCTGAGATTGGACCCGCAGCGCGTAGGAACTTCTACGACAAGATACAAGCTCATACGTTGACGCGCAAGGACATCAATCATTACACATTGCCCATCGGGCAAATCGTGCTGAACGCCGAACAAAGACACTACGAATAATATGAAGAAAGAACCAGAACTTAAGCAACAATACCAAGGCTACGATAAGAAAGAAGTATTTGAAGCAGCGCGCATTACGCGAGACGACTTCATACGTTATACTTACGCTTATCGGCTTGCAACTGACCGGGACCATGCAACGGCTGCCGACATCAGCAGCTACTTGCGAGAACTCTGCCCTGAGTTCGCCGTATCAACAAATTACGTCAATATGGTTATACGATCGAGACCTATCACAACCCCGCTGAACAACGAAGAACTTGCACATCGCTGTGACCTGTACTCTGTACGACTGAGAGCAGCCGCGTCAGCTCTGAAAGCGGCATTAAAACTGGAGGACTAAGAATGCAAACATGGAAAATTACGCTTGACACCGGCATATACGCAGACCGCGAGCAGGACATACAAACACTGCACGTCATGTGCGCGAACCGGACTGTGTATTGGGAATTCGACATTGCGAACGATGATATTGTCTTCCTGACCGGCGACGCCACTGCACTCGAAACGATACTACCTGCGCTCAGCGGTACGCCCCATCGTGAGATATTCGACGCGGAAGTCCTGACGTTCTCGCGGAGCGAGCGAGATAAACTGCTCTGTGAACAATACCTTTATTCATCGACAGTCCCGACTGTTCAGGACCTTGCCGATACGTTCGGTATCACGACAGCACTCGCGTATGAGATATTGCGCAAGAATAAAATACCTCTTCGTACAAAGCGCGACAAACGCCGCGACGATATCGAAGCGGCTCTGCCCCGTGTGCAGAACGACACGGTCAAGAACATTCTGCTCGACTATCTCGACGGACTTAACTACAAAGAACTCGCGGAAAAATATCACAAATCGCAGTCGTATATAGTAAAGATAACGGCGCTCGACAATATGTCTATCATACCGGAGGATATCTACAACTCGCTTGCTGAACTCTGGGAATCGTCGTTCTACGACCTCAACTACTGTGCTGACGTGCTCAACATTGAGGTATCCGACGTAAAGAAATACCTCAGAGAACTCGGGTATAACATCACCACTGCGTATATTGCCGACGCACTGCGCAATGAGTGCAACCTGATGCGTAAGACCATCACTGAGCAGACCACTGAGATATTAAACCTGAAGGCAGAACTGAGGAAATGAACGCCATACTCGAAGCCATACGGAATAGCGGACCATGGGCGCCGATCGTCTTCACGATATTCCAGTTCTTGCAGGTAACGTTCATACCGATAAGTTCGACGCCTGTAACAGTGCTCGGAGCTCTGCTGTTCCCGTGGTGGGAGTGCTTGATATTGACGCTCATCGGTCAGCTCACTGGCTCTCTGTTCGCGTTCTACTTAGCGAGACGCTTCGGACTCAGGTTTGTACTGAAACTCATAAAACGAGAACAGTACGACAAGATTACCGATCGCCTGCACGGACGAGAGGTATCGACACTCGTGTTTATGTTCTTGTTCCCCGTGTTTCCAGATGACTTGCTATGCTTAGTCGCTGGGCTCACACCGATGAAGACCAAGACGTTTGTCATTGTGCAAATTATAAGCCGCACGCTCACAACGCTCTGGACTATATTCGGCACGGCGGTGATAGTGTACCTCGGGTCTCTGCAATGGGCGTTCTACATCTGGCTACTTATCGGAGCATTGCTCGGTGCAATAATAACGATAGGCTGCGTGTATCAAGAAAAGATTTCAACGGCGCTGCTCAATGCGTGGCGTCAACACAAGGAAAATAAAATATACTTAACGTACCGCCCAACGAGCGACGAGCGACGGGCGAGGCGTAACAGGAGGAGGAAATAATGTTAAGACCTTGTTACCTAACTCAGAAACAAGAAGAGATGTTTCACAGATATTGCAACAGCAGCGCAACGTCACTGCACGACGTATACGGCTCGTGGTCTGATAACAAAGAAAAAGCGTACAAATATTGCTTGCGCGACATGAAAGAACATGGCGGACAAGATATGCGTATCACCGGGGCGAATTGCTATTTGTTCTCGTGTGCGTACCGAATCATACGTGATGACGGAGCATATCTCGTGTATCACACGCCCTGCAACAGATTCGAATTCAAGTATATGGAGGACCGGGAATGACGAACAAAGAGCTTAAGAAGTGGTTAAAACGTTGCGGGTCAACTGACAGTCTTTGTGATGGTTGTCCGTTTGGAGCGTTCGAGTTGTGTTTCGACGAAATAAAACTCGCGGCGCTTGCGCTCATAAAAAAGCAAGAAAAAGAAATAAAACAACTCAAAACTGAGTGCACTTTACTTGACGACGAACTGCGCAACGCGAGGCAAGAAACAATCAACGTCTTGAACGAGCTGAAAGCGAAGTCATACGTGAACGACTATTGTCGCGAAGTGGTCGAAGTCGAGAAGATCGACGAACTCATCAAGGAGTTGATTGAACGTGGCGAAGATAAAAGTCGAACTTGAAGTCCCAGACGAATACTGCGACAAACCCGATAATATTTGTCCCATGTGTGTAGACGACGGAGTCGCATCGTATTGCGTTGCGTTCAACTACGCACTGGAAGAAGAAGATTTTCATTGCAAAAGACTTAAAGCGTGCAAGAAAGCGGAGGTAAAGGAATGAAACTATTCAGTAAATGTATCAAGAAAAACAAAGAACCAGAAGACTACAAAATATTGCTTGTAGAAGATGGCAGTATTGACATTGACGATTTAGCGATGTTCATTGACGAACACAACCTTAAGATTAAACTTATCGTCTACAGGGCAGGCTCTGTGCCGCCTCGTTTTCTCAAACAATCGGAGGAATAAGAATGAGAGATATTATATTCAGAGGTAAACGAGTAGATTACAACGACTGGGTATACGGAAACAGAATACACGACGACGTTATAAACCGCGATTGCTATTTGGGGCGTTATGCTGTTCTCCCCGAAACCATAGGACAATTCACAGGCATATGTGATAAAAACGGCAACAAGATTTTCGAGGGCGACATCGTCGAAAGTCCACACGGAACACGGGGCGTTGTCGAATGGCATCGAGAAACGTGTGCGTTTTTAGTCAATATCGGCGACGACTGGCAGACGATGGACGAGTGCCCTTATAAAGTAATAAGTAATATTTACGACAATACGGAGGAGTAATTATGCCAACCAGAAACGAAAAAATCGAATTTATCAGAGATGTACTGCGTCAAGCACGCGTACGTGAATGCATCGGAAAAGTCTGCGAAGAATGCAAATTCTATGACTCACCGAACTGTCTCGAAACGTGCTACGCCACAGAACTCGTGGATATGGGTATCGTTCAAATTCCTGAAAAGAAACAGAACGCTCCGGAAGCCAATTCACCTATCGTTGTCGCGTTGAAGGACATACCCGATGAAAACCTTGCTGACATCGTCAAAGTTGTGACAAGTTCTGTCGACTCGTACGTTACGCACCGTTTGGAAACGTTCGTAAACACACTCAAGAAACACTCGCAGTCGTTCTTGATGCGAGATACCAGCAACGGACAATACTACGACGAGCAATATGTACCGGTTGTTACAATCGATCACATATTTTCGTTACTCACAAACCCTGAAAATAAATAGGAGGTAACGTATGATTATCGATTTGATTCTTGATCGAAAATACAACGAAGAAACAACCGGTTACGACGCGTACGACCCGTATGAATTCTACCGCGAAGTAATGTCGTACGAAAGCATTTTCGAACTGCCGCGCGATATCTCGTCGGCCCTCGACTACGGCACTGAAGACGACGTGCGTAATGCGTTGTGTAAGTATATCGACGACCAGCAATACAACCCCGACATCAAGAACTACGTAAATTCAAAGACGTGGCTTGAACCTATAAACTGACGCTAAAAACTAAAATTGTATTAAAAAATAATATCCTGTACCAGAGGTAAATATTATGAAGTATTTTTACACATTTGTAACAGAAACACTCACCCGCCCTGTAGTGGTAAAAGCGGAAAACCAAGAAGAAGCGGAACAGAAAGTAATCGACGCGTATTATAACGGAAAGTTTGTACTTGACGCAGCTGACTTTGTGGACGTCAATTTCGACACCAAAGAAGGCGACCTCGCCGAACGTCTTTCTCCGGCAGACCAACTCAACCTGACGTACGTCGAGTAAGGAGGTAAAATGTCCGATTACTACACAGCAAGACCGAATGAAGCAAAATTACAAGAGATTCTCAGTAACGGATGCAACTGGGAACAACTGGCACAAGACTTGTTATCGTGGTTAAGCGATGACGAAGTAGGTGAATTTGCCAGAGCCTACGAGTGGTTTTAGGAGGCAAGTATGTCAACGAAAGCATTATCTTTTCAAGACAAATACCGCACGCTTCTTTGTGTGAAGTACGTTCGCGCTGAGTTGGCAATCAGACGGCTTGACACGGAAATGGCGTATCAAAAGCTCGATCACTATGACGCTGAAACCGAGCATAAGCTCGAAGACTTAAACGAGAGTATCGCGTATTACGACGAGCTGATCGAAAAACTCAACAACGTTCTGTAAGGAGGCAAGTATGACGATTTGTTATAGATGTTACCTCGAGTTGTTATCTCGTGGTGAACAGGTATTCACAGCAAAAGATTACGTACACGACGAAGACGGCGTACAATGTGATATGTGCGGAGAAACCATCGAAGAAGGGGACGAAATTTATAATGTCTACGAATGAGCAACCCGCAGTCGATATCGAGAAGCTCTGTACTGAGAACATTCCACTTGTGTACTACGTGTACTGGCATAAGTTCAACAAGTACCAAGAAATTAAAGAGCGGTTTTACGACGAGCTGATATCTGCGGGCTTCTTGGGACTTCTGCAAGCAGCGAGACGATACGACCCGTCCACTGGGTATAAATTCTCAACGTTTGCAGCAGCGTCCATTGAGCGCCGTATGTATACCGAAGCGCGAAGAATCTTCAGGTGGTATTATCGTTCCCCGACTGTATGCCTTGAAGACAAACGTAACGTTCCAGATAAGAATTTCGATTCGATCGCCGCTGCGGACCAGCGTATGATTGTAAACTACGTTCTAGCCAAAGCGAAAGAAAAACTGTACCCCAAGCATTGGGATATCTTGTGCGATTACTTGTGCGGCGCCACGACCCAAGAACTGGCTAAGAAGTATCAGTGCAAGTCAATCGGACAAACACTCACAAACATTTTTGCAAAGATTCGCAAAATAAGCGAAGAAATTTATAAAAAGGAGACAAAAGAATGAACACAGTCGATTTTGAAGCAACCAAACCCGAAACCTTTGTAGGTAAAACCCTTCCGGAGCTCGTAGACGCTCTGTACCCTAACATCGAACTCAACGTCATTGCCCCATACAAGGGCGTCGATGTGATGGAAGACTTGTCGAAAATCGCCAAGAAGTACCCCGAAGTCGTTACGCTGCCCATTGCGATAGTTAGCGTTGTACCCCGCGATACGTACAAAGACCCGGAAGTCAGCAACAACTTCGTCAAATACGACGTCGTTGTTACGTTTGACGATGCTAAAAAATAAAATTGTATTAAAAAACAATACCCTGTGCCAGAGGCAATTATGATTGACGATAAACCTGTAGTCGTTACCGACATAAACAAAATCAAAGAAATTAAAGAGGCGTTATCGTCGAGCAACATATATGGCTTTGACATCTCACCGACCCTTCCGTCGCCACTCCCAAAGAACGCGGCGGAAATGTGGTTCGGACACAACCAAGACAAAAATATGTTTACCAACAAGGAGGTTAATATGGTAACATTGAAAATTGTAGCAACCGAAAAACGTGCTTATGCACAGAAAGAGAACGACGAAAACGTGATTGTTTGCCCCATCGTCAAAGAAAGTAGCGGTAAATATTCGGTCAACATCAAGAAACTCGGCTTCGGCAAATCGTTCGTCAACATCGGCGACCTTGAAGACAAAGTCGTTACGCTCGAAGAAAACTCTCTCGTTGCCGGCAGAAGTGCAGGGCGCAAACGTAAAGCTCCCAGCGTAGTCGTCCCCGAAGGATATGAAAAATTCCTGTCCGCAGACGAACTCACCATCTTCAACACTCTCGTCGAAGCGATCAACGCCGGCTTCATCGAAGCAATCGAAACGGCAAAAGCTGCAAACAAACCCAAGAGCGAACTCGGTAAAATCGCTGAAGACGTAGCAAACGCAATGGCGGAATAATATGGTCCCGAGATATTTTGCACACAAGATTGTTGCGGAATGTCTACGAGGAATATATCCATTGCAACAGGTCAACGAGATTATGTCGGCAATGCCTTTGCCCACGTATGAACAGACCAATGGAGCATTCGTCCGCGAGTTAGTTGCGTTCGTGAACTCTGACAACCGTTATAAGTTGTGCATTGTGAATCGTCGCAACTGCCGCTGGGCAATGTTTATTCTCACTCCGTATGGAACCGTCCGCACTGAACAGCTTACGTACGCCTTTGGTATTCCTTATGAGGAAACGTATGACTCTGCCATCGCCAATAGTATGGACGACCTGGCGGATATCTTAGAGGAAGTCGGCTTTAACTCGACGGTTATTGCCGAAGCGTTTATCGATGCCGATGACCTCTGTATATGACGACTATGCCTGAAATGCCTGATTTAATCGCACAACTCATCGAAATCAACGACGAATGTGCGCAAGTATCACAACAGCTTGAGTCGCTCAAAGCCCGTCGAACTTCGCTCAAGAACTTGATAATCTCACAACTGAACGAGAACGGTCTGACTGCTGCGTCTGCCCACGGCAAGACAGCGAAAGTTGTTACCAAGTATTCGTACTCAGTTATCGATCCGGAGAAGTTCAACGAACTCGACTCGAAGTATCACACCGCCGCGTTATACGGCATCAACTCAAAGAAGCTCAATGCGTTCTGTTCTGACTTGAAAGAAATATACGGCGAAATTCCTGCCGATTTGTTAAGCACCCTTTCAGGTTTCGAATACAACGACATCAGTTTTACCAAATCTAAATAGGAGACACTTATGGAAAAAGAAGTCGAAAACAAAATTGTTCCTACCGTTCCCGCCGATAACGCACTCGGCCCTGTCGCACAAAGCCCCGAAGAATATCTCAGCGAAGTATTCGCCGACGCAGACGGGCTGCACCTCGAATTTATGAAAATCAATACCCCGACAGCTGGCGGTACGATTTTCGAAATCGAAGACCCCACCACTGGGACCACCGCTCCGATGAAAACGCTCGATTGCGTTATCTTGAAGAGTTTCCCGTCGAACGTTATGTACCTTGACGATTATGATGGAACCGCTGTTCCGCCCGATTGTTCGTCGAATGACGGCGTCATAGGCGTCGACAAAGATGGCAACGAACACGAGTGTGCAAAATGCACTTACAACCAATTCGGCAGCGGCAAGAACGGAGGCAAAGCTTGCAAAAACCGTCGTCTGCTCTACGTATTACTTGACGGCGAACAAATTCCCCGAGTCATCAACTTACCTTCAACGAGCTTATCCAACCTTGCGAAGTTCCAGACACAAGTTCTTATGGCAAGAAAACGTTTGCGCGATTACCGCGTGCTCATCTCGCTGACCAAAGCAACGAGCAAAACGAACATTCCTTATTCGAACTATGTCTTTGCGACCGCAGGTCTCGTGGAAAACCCTGAAGACATCGCTCGCGTCAATGACGCAATGGCTTTACTTGCGGCGCTCGGTAAATGATTACCGACGAGCAAATGTCGTCAATGGTTCAACGTGGGGTACGAGATATGGAGTATACTTTTTCTCGTGCCCATTACCGCGTTGACATTGAGAGTCTTGCGTGGGACGCAATATTCGATCTGATTCAAAAAGAAGAACAGTTCCAAACGTATTCTTTGTTTCGTTTGATATTGTATCGTAAAATCTTACGAGAACTCACAAAGCATCGCAACATATTTGTTGCCGATATTCCTGACTCACAGAACAGTTGTTCTGATTTTACTGACGAGATTTGCATTACAGACCTTGACGTGTCTACCCTTACCGATGACGAAAAGCTTTTCGTTGAATGGCTTATTTGCGACTCACTCACTAAGACGGACATCGCAGAACTTACTGGAATGTCACTGTCCACTGTTCACAGAACATACCGTCGTATAATTACTAAGCTAAAGGAGAGAAACGTATGAACGAATTAACAAAAGGACATCCGACTGACGCCGGTATTGATATCGCTCTTGAAAAAGACGTACACATTCCTGCTCATTCGGGAGTAACAATAGAGCTTTCAGTTGCGAATCTAGATTTGCCCGCGTTCACTGCCGGCTTTATCTTCATTCGCAGCAAATGGGCTCATCTGCCAATCTTGATACAAAACCCGCCGATCGACGCGCATTACACCGGGCCGCTTCACGTCTGGGTCCACAACTTCTCAGACGAGGATATCGTGCTCTTCGGTGGCACTGCGTACTTCCAGCTGGTTGTATTCAAGATTATTCACCCCGCACTGCCTGACGTTGAGATAAAAGATTATCGTCCGCGTGCAGCTGAGCGGGACACAACGAGGTAAACTATATGATAGCGTATGAACGCATAAACCAATACTCTACCGCAACGGAGTTATGGGAAAACTTATACTGTCGGTTATCGAGTCCGTATATGCCGAAGTACCCTTGCCGTAAGAATATGGGCGGTGACGAAACGGCGTTTCTTATCGCTCATCACTCTGTTCTGACTGACACGAGATACCCGCTTGTATTGTCGGAAACAAGAGCAATGTCGCTCCGTTACCTTGTAGCCGAGCTTCGCTGGTATATCAGAGGCGAAGACACGTGGGAATCGTTCGAAACGAATGCCGGCAAGAACATCTGGAAATCGTTGTCAGATGACGGCGTCCACGTCAACAGCAACTACGGTCACAAAGTACAATACGCTTACGGTTTCAACCAACTGGAATATTGTATCAACTTGCTCAAAGCGGACCAATTCACTCGTCAAGCAGTGATTCATATCAAGCCGCCGCTGAAGCCAGCGACTCCGTCCAAAGACACTTGTTGCACTGTTATGCTGCAGTTCGCATTCAATGATTTGACTGACGGTCTTGACGCGATAGTCTATATGCGCAGCTCCGATATATGGAAAGGCATTGTGTATGACTTGCCGTTCTTCACGTTATTGCAACAAGTCTGTGCTGCGAACGCTGGGCTCGACTACGGCGAACTTCATTTCATTGCTGGCAACGTGCACTTGTACACGGGCGACGTGAAAGAGTTTATCGAATCACCGCTGAGTACACGAATCTCTTGCCGTGAGGAACGCTTCTATCCGGTCAAAGCTCTTGACCCGATAGACTGGAACCAGCTGTTACCGATTCTTACGACGGCACCGACCGTGAACGACGCGATCGATCAGCTTTGTGAAGCGAACAACCAATTCAAGCTCTTGAAGACAATGTCGGAGGTAAAGAATGCCAAATAACATCTGGCTCGACGGAGCTAACGGAACAGGCAAAACAACCCTTGCGAACGAGCTCGTCAATTATGGTTTTAAGTACTACCACAACGGTAGACCCATAATCAAGCGCGGCTGGTACATTGTCTTGAAGTACGTAATTTTCGAACTCACTCATAAGAACGCGGTTGTTGACCGTTGTTTCGTGTCTGAATGGGTCCACGGAAATTACGAACGTAAACGCTCTTCGTTGAGTATCAAGCAATGTATCTTTCTCGAAAAGTTCATATCCCGATTCGGCTCTGGGCTGACGATATTCGTTCCTGAAGACGTAGAGTCAACTGCCGACCGTATTGCAAAGCGTGAAGAGGAACACCCTCTCTCGCCTGACAAGGATATGCTCAGTGAAATCATTACAGTATACGAAGCGTACAGCGTTTGTAGCGGACACCCGTTGTGCCGCGTAAAATATGCATCGGACGTTCTCAAAGTCGACGTTGCAGAAAACTTATAAGGAGACAGTATGATAATCATTTTCGATGCCCCAACATACGAGCTGGTTAGCTCAAAGCACGATGGCATTTTCAAAGATATTCCGGTGTCGTTTACGACTGAGGAAAGACTTGTAGACGGAACAGTTACCGTCGTTCCAGCACTCACAGAATCTCTGTTAAAGAAAATCAAAGAACGCGACCCGTCAGGATATTGTATTTACGTCTTCGCGTGTTCTCGTAATAAGCGCAAGTTCAAACAATACGATAAGTGGTTTTTGAAATACGGCACAAGTGCGTCGTTGCTCAATGCTTCTAAAATGCCTGACAGTGAGGCAGCCGACGAAATCGCGTCACACTTGTATATGGTTATCAGCGCCTTATCGGCAGTGTTGAACTTGAATGCCACCTCGGAGGAAGACGATGTCGACAGCGGGTCCGGAGAAACAACTCGAGAATCTCATTAAAACCGAACTTATGCGGCGCCGGGCGTGGTTTGTTAAGATAGCAGCATCGCCCGAAATGCCTCGTGGAATACCAGACATACTCGCGTGTTATCACGGACATTTCATCGGCATCGAAGTCAAGCGCCCCGGCCGTAAGAACGGTTTATCGGAACATCAGAAAATACAACTAGCAAACATCACGAAAGCGGGTGGAATAGCGTTAGTTGTAAACGATTTTGATAAGTTTATTGTAGAACTGAATAGTTTGGAGAATAACTTAAATGATACTAACAGATAATTCTGGACGTCAGTACGATTTATTCGACTATCAAATCTCTGGCGTCGATTTACTTTTATCACACCCACGATACATTCTCTATTGGGACTGCGGCGTAGGCAAGACACTTGCTCTCATCGCGGCTCTCAACCAATTGAAACGCGGTAAAGTTCTCATTGCTTCCCCGAAGTCAGTGCGCTTCGATATGTGGGAAAAGCTCGGTATTCCTATCAATCATGACGTGACGTATCTGCATTACGATATGTTCCCTCGTATCGCAAACCTCCCTACGTTCGACTATATCATCTTCGACGAGTGCCACAAAATCAAAGGTTGTAACACTCAGACCGCGCGCATTGCTGCGAAGCTGTCTAAGAAAGCGAAAGTCGTATGGGGAGCGTCAGCAACGATCGCTGCTAACTCGTACATCGACACCTTCCGTATTCTGCGTAATATGGGTGTTGCTGAGTTCCAGTACCCTGACTCAGCGTTCATTGGGCGTTATTACAATACGTATTCGTTCCCAGTTGCAACGCGTTACGGGACTAAGAACATCAGCAAGCCAACGACAGTCAGATTACAATTTGCCGACGAGCTTAGTTCGACGTTCGCTCAGTACTGTGACAGTATCAATCTGGACGACGTTCACAAGTTACCAGAGCGTCACGAAGATGTGATTTACGTCGACGGTATGGCAACGCCTGAGTATTCCGCGATTGAAGCGGGTATTATCGCCCTGAATGACGAGGATATTTCTATCGTTGCTAAACTCGAAGCGTGCGCAAAGGCAAGACAAGCTGCAGGGGGTTTCATTTATTATAACGATATTGATACTGGAAAACAGCTTGTTAAGAACTTGTGCCCTGATAAAAACCCGAAAATCGAAGCACTGCGGAAATACATTCGTGAGCACAAAGACGAGAATATCATTATTGCCTATTCGTTTATCTACGAAAAGGAAATGATCGAACGAATGCTTGCCGAAGAAAACCGAACTGTAACAGACGAAGTATCTCTGCTGCCGTATGCGAATACGTTCTTACGACAGATAAGCCGCGGCGAAGGACTGAACCTTCAAACGTGGGCGCGGCGAATGGTTATGTACTCGTATGATTACAGCTACATTGAATGGACCCAAATGCAAGGACGTATCTATCGCGTTGGACAGACTAAGGAAACGTACTTCACGTCGTTGATTTCAAGAGGAACGATCGACGAGAAAGTGTACCACGCTGTTCAAACAAAACAGACGATCGACGAGTACTTGCGCTCGGTGACACGTCACTCGGAGGTATAGAATGACTGAATTTGAAAGATTCAATACTATATTTCCTAACTCAGTTTACCGTCTGATTAAAGCTGGTGACAAGACACCTGAGGGCATTCAGAAGTACCCCTACAAAACGTTGTACGTTGGGCCAAATCAACGAGTCGGCTGGATAGTGTCCGAAGGACATTGTGTTGTCGACTGTGATGATATGACCACTGCGAATGCGGTCAGAAAATATGTCGAGTTGAACGACATTCATTGTTGTTACTTCAAAACGTCTCGCGGAATGCACTTCATTTTCCGGTTGCCTGCGGAAGTGCGCATTGCTCGGACAATCACTAACTCATCGCACGTCGTAACGATGTCATCCTTAGAAGTCGACTACCGCGTCGATGGGCGTGGATATATCGTTTTGCCGCTCAATGACCCTGACCGTGAGTGGACTCATCTCGATGAACAAGTTGACTACTTACCGATTCCGTTATACCCTTTCGGTCAAGCGGGGTCGATCAATCTCGATGATGTCAATCTCATGGGTTTAGACGACGGCGACGGCCGGAACGATGCATTGTTCAGATGGATAAACCGCGTCAAGAGCAAGACAAACGACGTCGCGTCCTTGTCCGCTATCGGACAAATGATAAACGAATGTCTGTTTGCGAAGCCGTTATCGAACGCTGAACTTAACTCGACGGTATTGCGTGAATCGAATCTCACCGCGCCGAGCGCCGGCGCCAAACGTAAGACTCTTGCCGAGCAAGAAGTGGACGTTGCCCGTCAAATGCTACTTGACAAACAATTCTACAGCGATGAGAAACGACTGTACGTGTTCGACGGACGTTATTACAAGCCTATCGCAGACCGTTTCATTGAACGTGAAATCTCTGTCGAGTATGCTCCGCAATTCCGTTCAACGAGCCGTGAAGAAGTGTACAAACACCTTCTGACCAAAGCGCCACTTGTCGAAGACGAAATGAACGACGCTTGGCACTTTATATCTTTTAACAACTGTGTACTCGATATTAAGACTGGGGAAACGTTCCCGCACTCGCAACAGCTTTTTGTGTCGACTCACATAAACCACAACTATATCGAAAACGCTCCACCTACCGCGATTATGAACGCGTTCTTGGATATGTGCTCGAACAACGACGTTCAGAAACGAGCGATTATACTCGAAATGATCGGCGATTGCTTGCTTAAAAGAGCATTGTTCCAAAAGATGTATCTTATCTACGGCGAAGGCGGAACGGGCAAATCGACGTTGTTGCGTATCATTACGTCGCTCGTCGGTGAAGAGAACGCGTCATTCTTGTCGCTGCAGGACCTTGAAAATACGTTTTATCCGTGGGAGCTTGTAGGAAAGCTCGTCAATATCGGCGACGATATCCCGTTTGGTAAAATCAACGACTCGTCTCTTATCAAGAAACTTGTATCAGGTGAACGTATGATGATACAACGTAAGTTCGGTCACCCGGCGTCGTTTTCGAACTACGCAACAATGATTTTCACTACGAATAAGCTGCCGAACACTGCTGACCGTACGTCGGGCTTTATGCGTCGTTTAGTGCTCATCGATATGAATACTAAGATACAAAAGCCGACGACCTTCTTCTGTGACAAGCTGAGCGAAGCTGACTTCGAGTATTTGATTTACCTTGCAGCGTCGGCAATACGTGCCGCTCTTGAACGTGGAGAACTTACTCGCTCGTTTGTGGTTGACAATAACTTGCAAGCTTACCAGCGTATGCAATCGGCCTTGTCCGAATACATCGACGACGAGAACATCACTCGTGACTCGATTATTGGCCGAGACGTTGGCTCTGTCTTCGCGGAATACGCGTTGTATTGTCAGCTTAACGGTATGCGCCCGATAGGAAAACATAGTTTCGTATCTGAGTTGTGTTCACTGCTCTTTATCACTAGTGCCAAATTACCCGATGACGCTGGACAGAATACTGTATTGAGGTTTACTTATGTCGACAACAAAACTAATTAACATCGTCTTCGACTTCGAAGTCTTCCCTAACTGGTGGTGCTGCTGCACTCGTCGTGTTGATACGCCTGAAAAAATCAGCGTTATCACGTCTGACGACCCTGCAGCGGTACGTACCCTGCGTCTCTTAATTGCAAATTGCCGTCTTATCGGCTTCAATATCCGCTCATACGACTTGTATATCTTGTATGCAATCGTAAGCGGTTGTACTCCCTCAGAAGTGTACGAAGTGTCTGATAACCTTATTCACGACGTCTCGACTCAATGGACGTCGCACTTCGGGCATTACCGCTGGAACTGGATTGACTTGTACAGCGACTGGAAATTCGGCTCATTGAAAATGTATGAAGCGAATCAAGGTATGTCGATCGTCGAGTCAAGCGTTCCGTTCGGTAAAGAAAATCTCAGTCCGCGTGACAAGATGGAAATCATCGAGTATTGCCACGCCGACACAAATGCAGCATTACAACTGTTCCACGACCGCGAGGGGTATTTCTCAATACACGAATACGTCTCGGAACATTACAACATTCCTCTTCAGAAAGCGTATCAACGCACAATGCAAGGACTTACCGCAGAAGCGACCGGCGTACGGAAAACGCCGTGCACTGCCGCAGAGGACAAACGGTCATCGATTTACGTTCTCGATTACATTAAGGAAATGCTCGACGGGGTTGACCCGTTCGCATTCTTGTTGGAAGACCAGAACGAAGTACGTACGTTCGTGTATGACGGTGACGTGTACAAGCTCGGCGTTGGCGGCGTGCATAGCGACTTCGAGCAACCGATTATAGTTAAGAGCAACGAGAACGGTAAAATCTTCTCGATTGACGTTACGCAGTATTACCCGAATATGCTTATGAACTTCGACCTTATGCCGCGTGGTATGGACGAAGCCGGCAAGAAAATATTCGGTGATATGATAAAAGCTGTCCGTGACTTAAAAGTAAAGGTTGCTGAGTACGAAGCTGCTGGCAATTTCGAATCAGCCAAACAAGCGAAGTCACTGCGTGATAAGTACAAAGTCCTCATCAACGCTGTGTCTGGAGCAATGCGCAACAAGTACTCGAAATTCTATGACCCGTCGCGTATCATAACGATGTGCGCTGTCGGTGAGTTTCTCTTGATTGCCGTTGTCAACGACTTGAAGAAACAATTCCCGGGCACTGAAGTACTTCAGACAAATACTGATGGTGCGTTCTTATACGTACCTAACTGGGAAGGCTTTGAGGAAGCGGTCGAGAAAATCAACAAACGCATCGGCTTCACGTTTGAGGTCGACGCTGGCAAAATGCTTGTTCAGAACAACGTCAATAACTACATCTTCGTTAAAGACAACGGACAAGCGAAGAGCAAAGGTTCGTGGGTATATCCGAAGCGTGATAGGTTAAAACCCGCGTCGTACGCGATATCTCATATTGCAGCATTCAAGCTCTTAATCGACGGTACGCCGATCGAAGAAACTGTCCGCAATTGTACCGACATAATGGACTTTGCTATGTGCGTCAAGAGCGGTACTTCGTTTGAACGGACGATATACAAGACCAACACACAAGAACTCGAAGTCAACAACACAAATCGATTTGTCGTATCACGCCGCGGCATCGGTACACTGTACAAAATTAAAGACGGCTCTGCACACCGTTTCCCGGATTGCCCGGACAATATAATCTTGATCAACGGCGATATTTCTGAGTATAATCTCAAGGACTTAGATATCGATTACGACTTCTATATCCGATACGCCCACGAGCTCATTCCGAACTTCATCTGTCTCCATTAAATATAAATACCCCCGACGTAATGTCGAGGGTATTTTTTTTTATTTCGTAAATTTCGTTAGCAGCTTTCCGCTTTTCCTGAACTTGATTTTATCCGGTCCGAATATCGCGACCAATTCTTGATATTCTTCTGCACTTGACGTAGTGTACGTATTTCCTTTATTCAACCAATATTCAATCTTAGCATACTTACTTGCTTTACTGTAAACCCATTCAAGCATATCTTTTCTGTCACGCTTTCCTGTGGCTTTCTTTGTTTCTTTCGGCAACTCATCGGGAGCGTCCAAGTATTCCTTACTCGAAACCATCTTGTTGCCTAACGACCTGACGTATGCTCCACGTCTCTGTTCGTACTGTTCTTTGTCCTTACCAGTGAGAACAATCTCATCGTCATTGTATTGTAACCTGCCACTCGGTCCAGTGGTCGTCGTGCCAAGTCGTATTGCTTCGAGTTCGAGGTAATTCGTACTTTCCTTGATGATTCTCGTAGGCAACACGATCTGCATTAAGTTCAACCAACGATGTGTTCCGTCGTCATTGACATACTCACCGGTGTACGGGTCGACTCTGTTCGGTACGAGATACGTAAACCCAGGAAGTGCAGCAGCAAGGCGGTAATACCACTTCGACCCTGTTTTCTTCAGGCTCGGGTCGATAACACGTGCGATGCTCTTGAACAACGCCGGAACGTACTGTAACAGATATGTACCCCACGCACTCGCAACGACGTCACCGACGTTATCGTTGTATCGCAAGATATCGTCGAATGTTCCGAGCAAGGTCAGGTTGCTCAACACGTCTGCGAACGTGTCCCAGGTCTTGTCGTTCATTTTCGTCTTGCTCGTGATCGACGCGCCAAGGAGCAACGCGCTGATACCCGGTGACAACAAGTCAATAGTGATTGCGTAGTCGCCGACACGAACGACGAGGTTGCCATAAGTATCTTCGTCCCAGTCGAGCACTCCACTCAGCCCAGCGGCAATGCCCATTGCGAACAGTACAGTGCCTATCGTCGCTGAGGAAATGTCTCGGCCGATGATGTTCGCGAACTGCGGAACGATATCGTACAACTGACTTCCACGTTGATGTGCTTTGTCAGCGTCGCCGCCGCGCATTACTTTCTTCTGGATAAGAGCTTCGTACGTCTTACCGGTGATCGGGTCGACACGCGTTTCGACTGTCTCAATGAACAACGTTTGTGTTTGATACTTATACGCTGCAGCGTCGGCGAGGACTTTCACCCAGTTGAACGGCGAGAATCGAATCAAGTACGACGTGATATTCGCAGTGACCTTCGCGAACGGTAAGAACGATGTGAACAGCAATCCGAGGACCGGGAATTCGTAGGACATCTTAGCGTACCACTTCGTGAAGTTGTTCGACTTACGGAGGTATAGTTGCTGTGCGTCATCAAGTGCCATGTTGAGTAACATCTCAAAGTCGTCTTTGCTTACGTCTTTAAGAGGTTTATTCAGTGATTCAAGGTACTGTGCGAGACGTATCTGTATCTCGCGGCCGAGGAATATAGCGTCGCCTTTACTCAGCATATCGAATGTGAACGAGTACCACTTCTGCAGTGCTTTGTTCACGACGTCGTCGCTGAAGAACGGGTAAGCGTTCGTGATATTCTCGATGATGTTGTCGCTCGTCGGGTTGAACTTACTACCTTGCAATATCGCGTCGAGACGTCCGTTGTTGATAAGCTTCTGATCGATATACGCCCTGACGTCGGACGGAATATCCTTGAACTTATGACGTTTCGCAGTGAGTACGAATTCGCCTTTTATTCCAAGCTTCTCGTTGATTTTGACTGCTAAGCGTTGTGCAAGACGTTCGCTTATTTCGTTTATTCCACTGAGGGCAATGTTCGACGTTAAGTTCCTGACGTGCGTTGCCGGGTTCGACAACATCGCAGTGTATCTGAACGAGTTGATACGACGGGTGATGATTTTAAGAGCTTCGTGGTAACGTTTCTGTTTCAACAACTCACGTATCTTAGGAATCTTGTTCGCCATATCGAGTAACAGTTGCTGTTGGACTTCCATTGCTTTCTTGTAGTCCCCAGAACGACGAGCGTCGACAAACGCTGCAAGCAACTCTTCATCTGCAACGATGCCCATCTTACGAGCAGCGTCACGGTAACGGTCAGCGTCAGCTTGTGTATTTTCAACGTGCGATTGTGCAGCGAGCAGCGTACCAGAGCTACTTGAAAGTCGTTTCCTGAACTGACCGACAAGGTCACGAGTTGTCAGGGACATATTCTTGTTGAACTCGTACAACGTCGCAAGCGTGTAGAATATCGCAAGACGCTGGTAGTCACTCAGGTTTTGGTACTTCGCACGAACCATATCCATAAAGTCAATGATCGACTCGTTGCTCCATTCCATCAACTGAGCTTTGAACGCGTTGTTGAACTGTTCAATGTCCGTAATCGGCCTGAGGTTTCTGCTCGGACGCCACGATTTGAGTTTATTGAAACGTTCTTTCGTGTTCGGACTCAAGACGTAATCTTTCGGTTTACGATTCGATTTGACGTCCGGACCGCCAGTCGTTAAGTTCGTTGCTTCGATCAGACGACCGCCTTTCTTAGATTTCTCAACCTTTATGTTTTTGTTTGCTTCGTACGCTTCTTCGGCTTCTGCAAGAGCAGCGTTACGAATATTCGCATTCTCAACGGCGTTTGCAAGGTTCGTTTCTTGCTGTAACTTATACGCCTCTTTGCGTTTCTCGATTTCCGAAACTTCTTTCTGTGCAACACGTTTGGCCGTTTGGTCCATTGCCTCAACGTCGTGAGCGTCTTTACCAGTTTTAAGCAATATCTGGTCGTACACTTGCCGACGTTGTTCCGGTGTCAACTTGTTCGTCGCTTGCTGTATCTCGATCGCTGCGGCAAGAGGACCATGATGACCTATATCGCGTGTGAGTTTTAAGAGGAAAGCATACACGTTTTGAACCGTCAACGGTAATTTCATCTCGTTAATAAGGTGCCAAGGTATTCTATTCGACGGGTCTTTAATCAATCCTTCGATCGTTGTCTGCATTTGCGTCCACTGCGCTTCGTCAAAATATTCGTTGACCGTCGACTCGTCGAGCGCCATATCGCGAACACCAGTCGACGTTGTGTCGAGCGACGCAAATCGAGGCAACCAGTACAGAGCTTGTTGTAACTGGTCTAACGTCTTGAACGGTGAATTCGGATATAACCATTGCAACACTACGGCCCACGCTGTAGCGTTACCGATAACTTCAGGGTTAGTTCCGTTATACGAGTTGATACGCTCTTCAACCCAAAACTTGTTAATGACTGTACCCTCACTCGTTACAGGCGTTTCTAAGTGTTCGATAAAATCGTCTGAGAAACCCATTGTGCGCAAGTTTGAGGCGTAATCGTACTCTTCACCCCATTTCCACGGCTTCGGTTCGAACACTTTCTTCCATTCAGGAGGCAGGTCGAACGGTGATACCGGCTTCGGCTTCTTAGGCTTCTTGACCTTCTTCGTCTCAGTATCGCTTTCAGATTTTGTATCAACGTCGGTATCCGTTTCTTCAGGAATAACAACAGGAATAACGCCGTCTTTGACCGGTACATCTTCCATATTGTCGACAGGCGTTTGCTGCGTATCGGGTGAGCCTTTCTTAGCTTTCTTACGAGCAGATTCCTTGATTGCTTTCACACCTTCGTTTTCAGGTTTGATGTTGAGCGTCGACCTGACTTCGGCAACTTCTTTCGCGTTGATTCTATCCTTGACGTAATTTGCGTACGTCTCTTCGATGAGCATCAGCGTTTCGGTGTCGGTGTACAGGTTATAATCTACACCTTTCTGAGGAAGTCCAGAAACGTCAATGTTGGCCATTCTAGCCTTGCTTATCTGGGCGCGTATTCTGTTGAGAATGTGCTGATGGACCGTAGATAACTTGTATTTCGGGTCTTGCGGCTGCAACAACTGTTGCATTTCCTTTCGGACGTCGTTCCATTCGTCACCGAACTTCGCTTTCAAGTCAGCTTTGGCCTGACGCAGTTCCAAGACGTCCCACGCGTGAATGCGCTCTTTGTCGCTCATACGTGCGATACCTTCTTTGTACCGCTTCATAAACTCGTCTTTCGGTATGCCAAGCTCTGTCGACGGAATAACGTCGTCGACGCCTTGTTCTTCGAGGTTTCGAATAGCAATATCTTCGGTCGATTCCGTGACGCCTTTGCCATTGATATCTGTAATAAGAACGTCCTTTCCTTCGGATGTCGTAACTTCAATCGCTGTCGTTTTGAGGTCAGGCGTGAAGCCGTATTTCGCTTGATCGACGTATGCTTTCGCGCAGTCGTAAGTCAATATCGGTCCATCATATGACAGCAACCATACGTTCGCCGTTCCACTCGCAACGTTCGTGTTCGTCAACAGTTTATCGACGAGCTTCGAGTATTTCGTGTAGACGTTCGGGTCAGCGGCAAGCGTGTCGTTGAACGCGTCCATAACGTCTTGCGACGATTTGAACGCTCCTTTCTTGTCACCCATCGAATATATGATGAGCAACAACTCTGGAATATCTTTCAAGTTGCGTTGTATCGTGCCCGACAACGCTTCGCTCACGTGTTCGTTGGGGTACAATACCGTCGTAACGAAGTTCCAAGCATCGGCATTACCGATGTTATCGCTGTAAATCAAACGTCTGACGTCATTGTTCGTCATTCGACCCGTCGAGTATATATCGATAAACTCATCTGAGAAGCCGTATGCTCGCAAGCTATCAGTATCATTTACGTTCAAGCCGAGGTCGGTCTCGACTTGATATGCGACGTCCGTTGCTTTTTGTGCGTTGCTCTTTGCGGTGTAGAAGTATACACCAGACGCTGTAAACGCCGGCAATATTCCTAAAAAGAACATATTGAGCGACGGGTCGGCGAATTTACCGGCACGAGTTATTTTACCAGTACTCAAATCGGTTTCGAGGCGCGTCGGAAAGCGCTCGGCAATAATACGGTACGGTGCTCTGGTAGTTCGTTCGCATTGCAATATTCGATAGAACGCATACGCTGCTTGCCATGAGTCCATGTATGATTCGACGTTATCCGGTGTACCAAGTGCGGCAGCAAGTGCTTCGGCAAGCGCAGTACGAGCAGATGTTCCTTCAGGAAGATATTTATCGATTCTCTCTGCGAATTTCGTTATATTTATAGAACGACTACCAATATCGGTAATCGCATGACCGAATTCGTGTGCGGCTGTTGTGGCAGGGTTGCCGGCTTCATCAAACCAAGTGTCGACTGCAACTACTATAACTTCACCGTCGTAATACGACTCGCGGGTTCTGATAGGAATATTTGCTCTCAAGCCAAACGGACGGCCGTCGATCGTGAACGGTTTCGCGTCGTTCTTTGCGAAAACAATCGGGATATCTTTGTATCTCACTCGTAATTCTTTAGGAAGATTTGACAAGTCAATAATATCTTCCGCACGCACAATAACCGCTTGACCGAAATTATCAACGGCGTCATTGCCAACGTAGTTAGTATATTCAAACGGCGATTTGCCGAACGGTTTCATAGTGTTCTTAGCCGTCGGTGTAACGTGTTGCGTGAAGTTGATTTCGACCTCTTTGCCGTCGACGGTGTACGCTTTCTTCACGCCTGAAAACATTTGCGTCGGCATTGAGAACATCGGAACAAACGACTTCGTTACGGGGTCGTACATTACCGAGTACCGTTTCATTAAGTACCAGTTGACAGTACGAGACCACGTATCGCCTGAGAAATAATCTTCAGTTATGTTGTACTCGTGATGGAGCTTCGGATTCGTTTTGTCAGCGAGCACTGAACGAATTTCGTCAATTCCTTCTAACGAGTACGCGTTTATATCGAATATTCCACTCAGGTCGCCATTCTTCAAGAATCCGGCAATGTTCTTGCTCGCTTCTCTTATTGTTACCCCTAATGTGAACGAGTACTTAGCAACTTCGCGTGCTCGCGTACCGCTAAATGCTCCGATAGTAACAAGCGGATCGTCGACTTCAGCAGCAGTTAAATCATTAACACCGTTGGATTCAGCGAGAGTTTCTTTGATCGTACTCTTGAACCCGTACGAAGCAGGATATCGATTTTCGAGGTCTAGGAATTTTTCAAGGAACGCGTCGCCGTACGTTTCACGCATTAACGGGTCAGCGAAGATGTTTTGAATCGCTTGCTTTTGAATGAGCGTACGAATTAAATCCGTCGAACCTCTAGCGACAATGCTCGTATATTCTGCAAACAGTTCCGGATCGGCAATGAACAACGACTTCAAGAATGTTAGCGATATAGTCGGATTCACGGTAAAGCCCGGAATAAACCAACTCATAACCGGAACACCGTTTTTAACGCCTTCTGCATATTGAGTGTCAAAGTCGAACCCGATGATTTCAGTATACAATTTGCCGAGAATCGAACGAGCGTAGTCGTTTTCGAACAACTTCTCTAACTGCGTTACGGCTTGACGCTCACGCTGTGTATCAGAATCAGTCGTGTCGATATCTTCCCAGAGACCTTTCACGTCTTCCGGCAAGTATTGCGACGTTGTGTTCTGAACTTCGACCGTATCTTCAGTAAACCCGAGGTCTTTCATCGTCTGGTTTGCAACGAACTCGTTTACGCCGGTCTCACTTTTCTTAGCAGATGTCCACAACGGTACGTTCTCTTGCAATACTGCTCTACCAGAACGAGCATAGATTTCACCGTAGTTCATCTGGTAAATGCATTGCGACAGCAAGCCACGGACTTCTTTCGTGACTGTCTCGAAGTTATTTGTCGAGTCGTATTGTGCCTCGATTTTCTTTACAAGTTTGCCGTCTTCAGCGAACACACCAGCGTCGAGCAACTCTTTACGATGTTCGTAAATGTTCCTCATCATCGTACGTACTTGTGTCTCGTTCATTTTAGCGACGATGCTACGTACAACGTTTATGTTCGTACCAGCGTCCATACCGAATATATCGGCAACCTGATGTCGGAACTCGTGGTAAATTACAGGTATCAACGTGACGTCGTTGAGCGCGCTCACGCTTGTACCGTTCGACGTGATAGTGATTTCACGATATGCTTGACCGGAACTCAGTTTGTTGTATATCTCGGTCAACGCTGTATGAAGACTCGGTCCTTCGGCGGTTTTCAACACCGGGAAGAACTTACCGTATTTCTCGGCCATCACTTCGTCGGTCAGATTTCTTTCAAACGCTTTAACAAATCGATTCGCAATAGTCGAACCGGCTTTAATGACCGTCGATTTGCCCGTCGTGGCCGTTGCGGCAGGGTCTGCATTCAAAACAACTGATACGCTCGCAGCATTTTCCCCATTACACGCATACATTCCTGCATTTGAAATAATGTCACTTGCTCCGAATCGCACAGTTGTAGCGCTGTTTACTTGCGCTTCGGCTTCAGCTTTTGACTTTCCGAGTGCAACGAGCGCGTCTTTGTGTAAATCGATTTTCGTTCTGATGAACTGGTCATTCGTCACAGGGTCGATCTGAGGCAACGGTACGAACTTCTTCGACTTCTCGTCCCATTGCACGTCGCAAAACGCGTCAGCGATAAACTCTTGTGTATCTTTGTCCGATACGTCAAGACCGTTCTCAGACACGTACGAGTCGATAAGTTCGTTGATATACGACCAAACGCTTTCAGAATACGGAATCTCTGCATATGCTTCAGAAAGAATCTCGTTCTTTTCAACGACTGACTTGCCGTCGAGGTTAGCAGTGTCGACGTCATATCCGTTGCGGACAAGTTCAGAGTACATTACGTCGTTGTACTTTGACAACGTCAAGTACATATCTTGTAACATCTGATCCGTCAAGAAATTCGTTCTCTTCAGTACTTCTGCGTTAGGGTCAGTAACGTGTTTACGTACCGCTCTTGACAACTCAGTCATAACCTTACGGTCTGCACGGGCAATAGCTCGCATTGCAACGTCTGAATACAACGCCACGCTCGCGAGCTCGATATCTGTTTCAAGTTTATATCCTCTGTTCCAAGGAGCTTTGCCGATACGGCCGACGACTCTCAGAGTATTTTCAAGAGACAGACGGTCGCGGACCGTTAAGTTCGGGAGCATTTTTGCAATGCCTGCCGCGAACGCTTGTTCGGACAATGCGTGCTGCAACAACTGCGTCGGACGACTGTCTTTGATTTGCTGCGCGTCGATCAGGCAAACCTGATGAGGCATAACCTTGCCGTTCTCATCTGCAATATCAAGAGTGAGAATCTTGAACGGAGCTCCGCCATCTGCCATATTGATAGCGCCGAACTCACCGACAATAGTCTGCATTCCGAGAACAGCAGAAATGTTACTTACAATCGCTTGTGAATGTTCAGACGGTCCAACCGGCGTGAACGTCAGGTTAGGGTCTGCTTTATTTACAGCTTGACTTACAGCGTCCCAGTTCGCTTGATTCTGTTTCTGAGTAATATATTCACGGACCTTACGCGCACGGTATTCGTACGAGTTGCTTACCATCTCGGTAATTGTACCATACGACTCGGGACTGCTCTTGCTGATATACGACTCTAAGAGCGCCGTAGCAGCGATCGTCGAGCGATACGCCATAGCGTCTTGTTTCTGAGCTTTCTCAGCTTGTTTAGCATACTGCGTATCAGTGAGGAACTGATCGACGGTCACGTTCGCAGCGGCCGCCGCTTTCGATACGGCAGTATCACGGAACAAGTTATTGAGACCGTCACCAGCAAGCCACGATTCGAATTTGTTAAGTTTTATGTCGCCGACAGTGATTTGCTGTTGCGCCGCAATTTGTGCACCGCTGATAAGGAACGAGGACAACGCACCGACAGCAAATGCCATCAGAGCGTCTTCACGGTCGACCTTTTCCCATTTGCCGTCTATAATGACCGAATCGAGGCCGCATTGCAGCCACTCGGTGATCGCTTCTTCTGTACCTTCCTGAGCAGCGTCCAGAATAACTTTAGCGGCACCAGCAGCGAACTTACGTCCGGCAGTGATTGCCCCGCTTGCAAGAATCTTGTTCGATACACGAGTTGCAAGGTCAAAGAAACCAACGCCGTATGCACCGCCACCGAACAGCATTTCAGGACCGTATTCCGTCGCAAGACGTTCAGCAATCAATGCCCACTGTTCAGCAGTCCTACCTTCTTCGCCGAGTTTTATGAACTCAGGGTCAGTGATAGTCGATTCGTAAATCGTACCGAACATCTCACCGGCGTACAGCATAACAAGACCGGGCGAGCCGACAGCACGTCCAACGATTGCCGGAACCATCTTTGCAACGTTGTCGAACAACGACTGGAAGAACTCGACCGTTTGGCTGCGGACAGTATATCCTTCGGCAAGACCGGACCACTTCATAGACGTGGGCGATTTACCGCGGCCTTTCTCTTCGAACGTTTCCATAATGTAGTTCGTGAACGAGAAATTTTCACCGTACCCTTCGACGTCAGCAAGACTGTTCCATTCGCCTTTACCTTCGTTTGTAATCGCCGTACCGATATAATAACCGACGTCGACGAGTGATTTGACGAAATCAGTCATCGCTGCAGCAAATACACCGAGCGACTCACCGAGGGCATAACCGATAGTTGTAAAGAATTTCTTCGCTCCGGTCTGTGCTTGATAAGCACGTTCGGCGACCGCCGCTGCTCGTGCTTCGGTCAATGCTTCCATAGTCACGGCGTACTCGTTCTCGTCGGTCTCGAAGTATTGTGCGTTACGATATACTTCTTGAGCGAACTCATCGCCTCTGAGGTCGTCGTAAAACGACTCGTCCCAAGAGTTGATCGGTTTCTGACTTGCGAATATCGCTTGTTCTTTGACGTATAACTCAATCGCTTCCGGGTCACCGGCAGCAACGAGTTGCGAGTATTTATCTGGACTGTAGAAACGACTGTGTTTCGCTTGGTCAAGTAAATACTCGGTAGGGTTTAATTCGGTTGAAGTTGTATATTTTCTAGCCATAGAATCTCCGTTTATACTTCTCTAACTTTTCTAAGACGAACGTCTGCATTTGTAACTTTGTCTTTGTCGGCGCGTACAACTAAGTACGGTTGTCCGTTAACGATGACGACGTCACCGACGGTCACTACACCAGAGTTTACCAAATCTGTAAGTTTCCCGGTCGAGCCGTCCCACAAGGTCGCACGTTCTTTCGCGGCTTCGTGCGGTTGGCCGCCTGTCGACGAGAATTTCGCATTCTTATCGCTATCAAGAACGTATTTCTTATTTCCGGCAGTAATGACTTTGTTAGAATCGTGCCATTCAGAAAGTGATTTGTCTTTGAGACGGACGTCTGTTTTATTCTGGTTTTTCTTTGCAGAATCGACAAATTCTTGGTCGATACGCGACGTACCAGTTTCAACGTTGATCGATTTCGCCCACTTGATTATCTCAGCGTCGCTCATCTTCGTGAAGTCAGCCATATCGTTCGTGCCGTACATAAGCGCTTTACGCATAGTGCGTTGCAATGCCGGATTGCCGTTCTGACGGTCGATAACTTGGCGATATACTTCCAAGTTCGCCTCGTTATAGTACTCGTTCGCGTAAATCTTGTCGTCTGAGAACTTCGCCAACTCGCTATCTGAGAACTCGCCCGCGGCTTGCATTGCTGCCGGGAAGTACTGAGTATAGAAGTCGTACAAGTCTTTGTCGGACGCAAACAATTCTTCGCGATATTGCTGCACGCTCGCAGGGTCAGAATCAGCGAACTGAGCAAGAATGTGTTTGAACTTACTCGTCGTACTGTACGTACCATCTGCGTTACGTTTCACATAGCCCTGCGCTTCAAGTTGCGACGCACTGATTTCCCCAGTCGCTGGGTCAAGCACGTTCGGGTCGAGTCGACTTAAAATGTAATCGCTCATCTTAGCAACGTTCGATTCGAAATATTCGCCGAACTTCGTACGTTCGGTCTGAACTGTTTCCGCAGCTTTCTGACGCTGCTGTTCAAGACTGAGTATCTGCTCACCGAGTTTAGTGGTATAGTCTTGTTTCACGTCGGTCATGTCAAAGAATTTCTGATTGACCTGATCGGCGTATCTACGCGAGCCGAGCAAACCTGTCGCTCCGGCGAGTTGTTCTCTCTGCTGCAGAGCGTATGTGCCCGTCGCTTCGGATTGCATTTTAGCAGTCTCGTAAGCGTTCGCGTACAACTCTCTCGTCGTATCTTGGAGTCCAACGTAAAACTCGTCGATCTGTTGTAACGCGGCGTCGTATTGTCCAAACGTGGCGTCATAATTCGACGCGGACAAAGTCTTCGACAAATCGTCGAAGTCCCCTGCCCGCATTATAGCATTATAAGATTCGCGAGTGTATTGATTTTTCTTTGCCATCTTAATTTAACCTATCCAAAATTCGATATTCGAACGCAAGGGAACGAAGTTGTAACTTCTCGTATACTGATAAGTCATTCTTAGAATACATACGCACGGCGATGTACTGGAACTTCGGAATGTACGTACGTAACAACAACACTTTCAATTCTTTGATATCTTCAGTGGTAATGTACGGACGTCCATCGGTGAATTCGCGTGTATACACTTCGAAGTCAACGTTCATTTCGAAATTCTTAACAGTCTCGTTCGGATATAACGCGAGAACAATGTCGCGCATATTCTTGTTCTTCGTAGTATTCCCGAGACTCATTGGGTGCGTTTGTATATACCACTGTACTTTATATTGCAAGTTTTCATACAAGGGTGTCACGTTTTCAAATGAAACGTTTACCAATTCGTCGTTGTATCGTGCGGTGTACCCGTTATTCGAAATGATATCCTCATCTGTAAACTTGTATATAAGCCCGTTACTCGTCAGAGCAAGTAAGTCATCACCAGAACGGAAGAATTTCATTGCGTCGATGGGCAACGTCCAGTACCACCACGCCGACGATCTGACGTCGAAGAAAACAATCTTCGTCTCAGCTCCGGTCGATATGCAATACATATTGTACCAACGCCCTCTGAACGTGAAGCGACGTCTCTCGTTTGCAAGGAACTCGTCATACTTCTGGAATATTGCAGAGCTCATCGTTGCAATGTTCTTTGCCGTCTCGGTCACTTCACTCGTACCGACGAACATCATAACACCGTCGTCACACATTATAGTAGGTACGTCGTCCATTGCTCGACGTGCGAAGCTACCACGTTTACGTCCGTGTATATCGAACTGCGAGACAACGGGTTTCAAATGAGTCAATTGACCTGTGCCAGTGCCCAGAATCCAGTACATACCTTTCTCGGTCGACATAATCGCCGCCGTCGGGCTTATTGCGAGGATATCAAGAACTTTATCGTCGGTTGACGACATCTGCTCCCACGAATAAGGGTCGACGTACTTCGGGCTGAACGTCATCGAGTAAGCGAAGTTCCTGCCAGACGTGAAGATAATACAGTTGTTCATCGAATAGACACCGTCGATATTCTTCATTGCTTCTCGGGCGTCGTTCCAAACAGTATAGAGCGCAGTACCGATTTTCTCAGTGATATCGAATATCGGGTCAGCGTACGCCGAGCCGTTTGTTCCAGTCGTGCCATAAAGTTGAGATTCAGAGTAAGCGTACGTTATCGACCCAGCGCCAGCAAGAACTTTCATAGAGCCATCGCCTTGCTGTTCGAACTTGTGTGTAAACGCTCCGTCTTGAATCTGTCCGAGGACAGGTGTAGTGTACGCGTAAACGTTTACAATCTTCAAAGACGCTTCACCGCCGAACGTACGAGAGTATTTTGTCACGAGTGTTGTCGCGTTAGCAACGAACGACGTGATATCGCTATTCATAATGAGCTCAGTGTACTTCGGGTTTACTTCGACACCGTCAAGCAAGACAGATGTGTAATCAGCGTACTTTGTGAGTACCGGTTTAATACTGGAAACGGAAACCGTCGTCGTAGTAGACGTTGTAATATTCACTGAAACGGTCGTGTTTATGCCGAAGATTCTGAGTTCGTCGGTAGTTTTCGCAAAGATATGTCCAATGACAGGGTACGTGTAGGTGTGGGTGGTTCCGGTTGTACCTTGAACGAATATCTCGTTAGAGGCAAACGACAACCCCAATACAGTGGGCGTATTATCGGCGTTATTGAACGGAAGTGAGAACTTTTTCATCTCACCTGTTTCACCAGATATCGGACAGTACGTGTATAACGTCGTGCCGATACGTAACAGATATATTGCGACAGGCGGTGACTTCGTGAGCATATACTCAGGTTCGTAGTCGGTTTTAGTGTACCTCACTCTGAACGCAGCGAGCAACGTCACGTCTTTGATACTTGTGAGGGCGTCAGGAAGGTCTGCATCTGATACAGCGTACGACGTAACGCTTCCTTCGGCCAACGAGTTGAAAGCAAGTGTTTCGATTTTCAAGTCACCAGATGAAACAGTTGCGTACACCGCCAACGCTTTGTACGTTTGTTTCTGGTCGGTTTCCCAAGTCTCGCCGTAGTCGACAGGACTCATCAAACATATTTTGTTCGCGCACGAATAGAACGTGTCAACATATCCTGACGGTCCGGCAACTTTATACGTGAAATTGCGTAGACCCCACGGCTGCGAGCTGTTAGTAGGTTTGCTACCTTCAACTATACCGTAGTTCGAAACACCGATACGAACTTTAACATCGTCTTCAATAGTCGTGTTGTTTAACGCCCACGCCCAGTCGATATGATATTTCCTGAGAACGTTATCGTCGGTAAATTCACCGTCGGTCTCAGCGTCCCAGTTTGCGTCAGCGCCGCTCTCAGTTAAAGACAATATTTTAAGAGATGAGTTCGACAAGCCAGATGACAACGGACGTATAACGCTCAGATAAACGTCTTTCGTGTAAACCGTTACACCGCTTGCAACCCATATTTTACACGTACATTGTATTCCGGGAGGAATAATACTCGTCTCTGATGGCAAGTCGTAATCGTTTTCCGTCGCCAATGCTGTTGTGGAAGGAACGTACTCAACTTTAACTCTGGCAATCGTTTCGAGGACACCACCACTCGCGTCGCACGCGTCTCGTTCCCATCTGGTAGGGAGCGTTGCAGTTGCGTCGCCGGCTTCGGTAGTGATGTAATTCTGGAACTTTCCTCTGAGGTCGTACGGCGTCGAGTAACTCAACGAGGAAAACCTGAAACCAGGACCGTTGTTCGCTTTCGTACTGAAGATATTCAACGCTTCACTCGCGTCACCGTATTCATTGACCGCAATACGACGGCCTGTCGGGTCAAGGTATACGGTAGGTATATTCGCTCCTTCGGTCAACGAGGAAACGGACGTACCGTTATAAAGCAGTACGCCGAACTGATCGCCCGAGTCGCACCTCGTGATGTATATACTATTATTCGCAACGAACAACCGACTGTCAGCGGTCACACGGTAATCAATATACGTCTTCGTCGGATATAACTTCAAGAACGCATATTCGTGCTCGGCACCAGTTGTGTTGTCCTTAATAATCGCGTAGATATCGTCGCCCAGAGAAACTGAGTCAATGACCGTCACGTCTTTCTCAGGCAAGAACAACGGCGTGAGACGTTTCCTCGTGACAAGACGATAGTCTTCGTCGACATAGACGTTACAGGCGTCGTTCATTGCACCCGGCGCCATTTCTATCGTCGTCTCAGTATTATATATCCCGCGGAAGTTTGTGACACTCGACGTATATGTTCTACGTAAATCGCGAGCCGCCGGGACGTTATATCTTATTGGTCGTTTTCGAGATATCGAAGCCATAATTCTACTCCTCGTATGATAGTTTTGTCAGAGAATTTCGGGTCAATCTTACGTTGCCTGTTTCCAAGTTCTTTGACTAACACCGCCATTCCTTGAAAAAGTTCGTCGCCAGTGACGTTCTCACCGACGCGCATTGTATAGTCGTCTTCGATTTTAGATACTTCAAAAATAAGTTTGTCTTCCATAGGTCACCACTTAGGTACAAATCTGAACGATTCTTGCAAATCGGATATACCGTTATCAAGACGAGCAATCGCTGTCTCGTATTCGTTCTGTATAGTAATAGCCGTCGTTAAGTCGATGTCCCTCATAATCTGGGCAGCGACGTATAACACAGCGCACGTCATAACCGACTCAGGGATAGTCTCACAGTTGTGTTCTGTGTCACCCGTTTCAATCTTCGGATATAACGTGTCGCAAATGACTAAGTATTTGCCGGGGTAATTAAATCTGATCGTACGACGAGTGGGTTGATAGTATGTTGCACCAGGGACGTCTGTGTCAACAAACAATACTGACAGTACATCACTCGGTAATGAGCATTCGGGAAGATACCCGTTTGTGTCGTACGCTACGTCGAAAGGAATCGTCACTCGATTTGCGAGGACGTCGTTAGCAATGAACGTCAAACATTCGTTCAGTGTGGGAATTATTTTGCTATCATATCCGAACTGTTTCGAATCTTGTTCGGTGATAAATAGCTTGTTTAAGACTCTTGTCGTAAATTCTGAAATGTTCATAATTGCCTCTTATAAAAGTCCCCACCCCGAGACGTTGCATCGAGGTGGGGCAACTTTGTGTATTAGGTTACAGTTTTCGTCTGAACCGGGTTGGTAGACGTGTTCTGCACGACTACGCCGAGACCTGCAGGAGCGACGTCTGCTTCGGGAATGTCCGTAGTGTTGTACGTGCCGCCACTCTTAGCGCCGGTATCATACAGAGCGTCCATTTGGTCAGCGCCGCAGTGTACGTAGGCCATCGAACGGAAGTCGCCGAAACCTGCACTGTATCTTGCGCGGCCTTTCCAGACGTTCGCTTCGTTGGGTTGATCGAACCACGAAGAAACTTCGAGGGGAACACGGTCGATAAACACTGCGCCGAGGTTTTCTTTGTTCGCTGCGGGGTCAATCATAATGAATGCTTGGTCAGCGTTCGAGAAACCTTTCAGGTTGTTGAGATACGGAGTGGTCAGGACCGTCCACTTACCGAATTCCATATTGAGACCGTTGTTGCCGAGCACTTCGGTGTACTGAGTCTTCAAGCCAGCGAGCAATGCGTTTCTGAATGCGTAGTGATTCGGAACGAGCAGAGTCGTCGGGGCCATCGGGGTGGGGTTGCCGTCATAGTCGGTGTAGTTAATCATCTGGTTTTCTACATAGCCGACGATGTTGAGAATCTTGAGGTGAGCGTTGGGAGCCGTAAGGTCAACGTGGCAGTGGAACTTATTGCTCTGTTTTTCGGTACGACCGGTCGTAATGGGAGGCAGGTGGTCTTTCGTGAAGAACAACTGTTTCGTGCCTTCGAGCGAGCCGTCCGTAGTATCCATGCCGCGGCAGTCGAACGTGAATTTGCCCTGAGTATACGAACCGGTGAGAGCGCCTGCAAGCATACCGAAAGCGAAGATTTCACGGGTACGACCGTACGATTTGACGAAGCCCATAGCGTCAGTGCTGATCGTCATCATCTGGTTATCTTCGACAGCTTGCTTCGAAATTACGAAGCTGTTACGCCAAGTCGTCGATTTCCAAATTTTGCTGTAGCCTTCTTTGAAGTCAGAAAGCTTCGCGGGCTCCATATCGTAGCCGGGTTCGTAGTTACCCATCGACGTACGGGTCCTGTATTCTTCTTGATACGCATCGAGCGTATGCATAGCGAATACTTTGTTGATGAGGGATTCTTTTTCGAATGCCTCTTTTTGATTATCAAGCATCATCTTGATCGGCTCTTGCAATACGTTGAATGCCGACAAGGATAACGCTTCGTCAATGTTAAAGATAATTGCCATCTGTCATTTCCTCCTTAGACGAGATTCGTGATATCCTTGACGGGATATACTTCGATGCGTTTGTCGCCGACTGCGTAATCGCTTGCAACGACGTAATCTGCGTCGGTGAGGACCGTGCAATCTGTGATAGTGTAAGTGTACGATCCGGACGAGCCGCCACGTACAACTTTAACCGCCGAGCCTTTCTTGAAGGCGGTTGCGCCGAGATTCGTAATAGCTTGGCCATTCGAATCAGCGCTTCTGCTGCTACATTTCGAGCCGACAATGAGCGTCTGGACGTACTGTTCGTCGTAACGCTGCCAGCTGGTAAGTAAATTTGCCATAATTATTATGTCTCCTTATGTTTTGTTAATGTATTTCCTGATGTCTTCATCAGAAACGCCCGGGTTAAAACGACGCATAAGGGCCATCTCTTGCTCGCTTATAACGCGCGGAGGAGTAGACGAACCTGAACTACCGACAGGCGACAAGTGGTCTTTCGACAGACGACTCGGTGCGTGGGACTTCACAAGGTCGTCAAAGTGTTCAGCGGCGTATGCCTTGTCCAGTGGCACTCCCTTTTTGTACAGGGATTGAGTCGCTTCATCCAAATCACTGAGCGCCGAAAACGTCGTTCCGTACTTCTGGTTCAATGAGAACAATGCGTCGGTTTCTTCTTTCTTCAAGTCCTCAGCAGCTTTCTCATCTTTTAACTTCTTCGCTTCGATTACGTCCGGGTGGGTCTCAACCAATTTGTCGACGATAGGTTTGACTTTTTCAGCATCCAGACCGCTGGCAGTGAGCATTTTATCTTCGTTTTCACGTTTCAAATCTTCCCAGCTGTCATAACCTAAGCTTTGAGCGAGTTCGTTTCTTGCTTCGCGTTCGATTTTAACTCGTTCCGTCTTGAGGCGTTCAGCAAAAGCTTTCGTCTGATCGACGGGAATGTTCTCAGGGTTACCATCTGTTGGCGGGACAGGTTGACCAGGGTTACCTGCATTACCGAGGTCATCTTTAGCAGCCTTGTCGAATAAGTTCATTATTCAGTCTCCTTTGTGCGGCGAACTTCTGGGAGTACAGTTTTTCAGCCGCGTGTTCTATATATTATATAGCTTGTTCTCGCTAAACCGTGTCACGATTTTCAAAAATTTATTGAGAATTTTCGAATTTTTCTGTCGGCGGTCCGAGAACAATAATGCTCGGTTGTGTTTCCGGCGTTACCGGGGTAGGCGGAGTAGTAGGCGTTACGTTCATACACACCTCTTCTCTGTCTTTAACGATCGGCGTTTCTTGACTGTGTAACAAGTTCTCAGACAACCTCACCCAGAATGGCTTGTTGTCGTCAATCTTGTGTTTACCGAATGACTGTCTCCACGTTCGTATAAATACTCGCCAAAACGACGGTCGATGTTCAGGTTTTGCCGGCAACTTTTCGAGTTCCTTACGAGCGCTTTCAACGATCGGGTTAGGCGGAATCTCAACAACGTATCGATTCTCGTCGGTCAGTTTATCACTATTCTTGCGGCTGTTGAATTGCGAATAGAACGCAAGTTTGAGTTTAGCGACCAACACTCGACGTTCGAATATCTGCGAACCGGTTTTCAACCCAGCATATATAGCGCCGATAATGCCGCCGCATTTTACAATAAGCGTCGGAATCATCGAAGCATTGAAGTTCTGGAACGAGTAATACAAGTCGCCAGAGAAACCGCAGATACCTACAACGAGGCATACTTTGCCGATGAGCTTTTGCGCATAGATTTGTGCCTTAGGTACGTCGTACCTATTGCCACGTTCGCTCTTGTGGTCCAGCGGCAAACCGACACCCGCGAATTGACTGTACAACACTTGGTTGTATCGCACGCTCACGCCGCCGTAAAACACTTCGTCCGGAGAAAGCAAGAGTCTACGTTTCAACGCGATCTGCCGTCTCTTAGGACTGTGCAATATTCTGCGGTCTAAGTCTGCAACGTACACGAGGTATTTCTCAGCGCGGTTGACGTTGTCGATATACTTCTTGAAATTCTCGTCGTTATATTCGGTCAACAGCAGCGAGTAGTGTTCTTTCAACTTCATGATATCGCTCAAGTATTCCGGATTCTTGCTTCGGCTTATTTCATCGGCAGAGTTGCTTATGCCAAGCATTATACCGAACGTACAGAATGCGAACGCTAACTTTTCAAGCCAGAAATTGAGGCTTTGAATCTTGAACTTGTACGAATCCAGTCGGAAGAACTCAGTCAATATCAACCCGGCGCATATCAAGACAACGAGCAAGATATTCGTCATAATCGTAAATACGCTCACGCGCATCGACTTACGAACATCAGCAGTGGTCATCTCGTCTTGGGTGGCGATAATATCGTTTTCAGACGACATACTACTTCACCTCCTCGACCGATTTCACCTGTTCATTGATACGAATTTTGTCTTTCATTCCCTTCGCTTTAACGTGCACGGTACCCGTATGAATACCCGCTTTCGCTAAGAAGCTAAGTCCAGTAATAATGAAAATGTTTATAAGCTCAGTGATTGCATTCTGGAACGCGTACAACATTCCACCGATAAGCAACAACGGAAGCCCCGCCATAACGAAGTCCATCGTTTCGATAGTCTTGCTTTTCTTTTCGACGAGGTCAATAAGGTGTTCGTCGTCAGGTCGAGCTTCGAGGTCCGCTTTCTGTTGCACAAAGGCTGCAACGTATCGGGCGTATGCCGCTTTGACTCGTTTGAACAACGTCGCGCCGAAAATGACACCGACAAGAATGCACGAGAACGAGACCCAGAACGACACGACCGCTTTTTTATCAAGAACATACTGTAATGTACTTACATAACTGTAAATACAGTACGCTACCGGAGGGCACAACCAAGCAACATACTCAAGTACACTGAGCATAATTGCTCTGGGATTCCATTTCATAGTAGTTCCTCCTTAACGCTTAGTATTTTTCTTTCGACTTCTTCGTATTCGTTCCCGGAATGTTGACGTGGTCAGATACTTCAATCGTCGCAAGAACAGGGTCACCTAACAGCGACTGTACCGGCGCGTCGGACGTAAAATCGGTGTCAATTTCGTGACGGAGGTCGTCTCTGAACGTCGCCGACGGCGATTTCAAGTCTGCCACAACTAAACCCATTTTACGCATAAGCGCGACAAGCTTGTTGTTCTGTCGGATATATTCGCGATTCTGTTCTTTAAGTAATTCAATCTGATGATTCGTCGCTTTGTCGATCTGCCCGTCAACGTCAACTTTAATACCCATTGCAAGCAACTTCGTCGTTTCCGTCGCAGCTTCCGCAGCGATTTGTTTACGGTCGGTCTCAGTCAATTTCAAGGGTATTTTTCTCGACGCGAGGTTTATAATCGCGAGTATGATTTTCACGATATATCGGACGACGACTACACCGCCACCGATCGACGCGACCCATACACCAACTTTGTTGATGATTTCGTTTGTTTCCATAAAAGCTCCTTTTCCCGTGTTCGCTGCACCGAACGTGAGAGTAGAAGTATTTTGTTCCCAGTGCAGTGGTCAATTTTCAATAGTGTCGAATAAGCGTTGCACGGATTCTTCGTGCTCCGCAACAGTCACCGACAAGCGAGATACTTGCTCCTCAAGCGTGCAGAGACGACTCATCATTAAGTCGAACACGTCTTTTAGAGTCATCGTTTCACTCACCGGCATATCCGGAATAGGGATAAATTCCGGTTCGCTCGACCTGATAACACAGATTGAGTTATCAGGTACGTCGAAACGTTTTTGCATAGCTGTTATATAGTCCATATTTGTCCTCCGTTTTACAGGTCTTCCTTGAATGTAGTCTTTACTCCGTAGAGTTTTATATCGCCAACAGTGCCATTTCGCACGATATGAATTTTAATAACCACTTTCCATTTGTCCGCTGTCTTTGTCTTGTTTGCGAAGATATGGTTTACACCCGACTTAACGACAGTAGAAATGTCTTCCCACATGGGGACGGTATCATTGCCGTTATTGCAAATTTCAACCGTTGTAGAGCAACCAAAGGTCTTTACAAGGTCTAATTCGACATTGACAGCAGTTGGCATTGTTGCGGTTTCTTTGACATTGTAGGTAAGTTCTATTTCGTTCTCTGAAACAGGTGCGTCCAAGAGCAGTGAGTAATATCCGTCGCTATCGGGTTGGTCTGAAACTCCCGTGTCAGAGTTCAGATTACAAAGCGGACGAACCCCGACGTCCCCGTTCCACGCGACGTAGTAGCCCAGCGAACCGCTCGAACCGACATAGCGAACACGGCCCGAGCGCGACGAGTCGGGCGTTCTCATCCAATAGTAAGTAACCGTACCCGCTGTAACACTTTTCGAGCCTTTGTTGTTATTGTCTTCTGCAGCGTAGGTGGATATTTTCGCTTTTCTAATATCGTTGGTGTTTGCTTGAAAGTATTGTAACAGCGAACCTTCCATAATCGAGTTTTCGGCTTGATTAAAGAGTTCTGCTTTTGATGGTAAAAATACTTTGCGAACAAGAGTTTCTGCCTCGCCACCGTCGGTCACTGTGTTGAGTGCGACTTTTATTGTGGTGTCTTGCATTGCCTCAATGAACCTAGGGTCAAAACCGTTCAAAAAGCCTGCGTCCACGTCGTAAGGGTTTTGTGATACAACGCTTATGCCGTTCGGTGACTGGTCTGTGTAATGTTGAGGTGAATACCATTGTCCAGCAGAAGCCGTAGAGTTCAACCACTGGTCTATGTTCGATACGGAATAGCGGTTGTTGCCGTAATCTCGTCTACCGCTGTCCGTATTGTTCGGCTCTTTTGCGTCAAATGCCCGCAATAAAATGAGTTCGTCCGTAATAAGCGTTGTCGAGTTTTCGGGATAACCCGTATGATTTTGGTCGGCTTTCAAAAAGATGACATTGCCCATAACGGAATGCGGTACTTTTATTTTCACCCCAATCGGTAAACTACTTAAAGTTGTCATTTTGTGTCTCCTTTAATTTGAATTTTTGTATATCAGCAATAGATATACCCGTCGGCAGTAGCGCCTTTTGTCAGTTCGCATCCGTCAAGGTTGTCGAAAGTCTTTATAATCTCCGTCCCTTTTAATGTGGTAACGAGTTCGGACGATACGGCGCCGCCCACGCTTTGTTGACTGTTACTTATTCCGTACATATGTTTATCTCCTTTTAGTTTATTTTACGATATTTGAAGCCCGTTGATATCGCTGAACCTTTTACTACCCAAGCATCGTTCTCTTTTATAAGCGTTCCCTGATGTATTATTAACCTGCCATCTGTATTTACTACAGGAGTAAGAGTTATAACTTCTGGCGAACTGTTATTTACATTAAGTGCCACCGCAGGAGTGCCTACCGCCGACGTCGTTCCGTCCCAATACATAATAGATTGAACTTTATCCGCCGTAGTTACAAATTGATAAGTTCCTGCCTCTGTTAAAGTCGTCGCTTCACCCGTTACATCCACCCACTCGCCCGCACTCGGTATATCCGCGGCAGTAATAAACCCGCTGTCGTTCGTGAGTTGACTTGTTTTGGTAGGAATAGTCGGTATGTCGCTTGATGTTATAAACCCACTGTCATTAGTGAGTTGACTTGTTTTTGTCGGTATATCGGCGGTAGTTAAAAAGCCACTGTCGTTCGTCAGTTCGCTTGTCTTTGTAGGAACTGCGATTGTTACCGCACCCGTTTGTCCGTTCACGCTTTCGACGATTGTGTTAGGCACCGTCGGAACAAAGTGATTTACCAACGTAAACTGTCCGCTTGCGTTCGTTTGTTTGACCTTGTAAGTGTAAGGGATAGGCAGTGTCGGTACAGTGTCGCGAATAACGGTTATATTGCCGCTTGCAAGAGCGTGAGCCTTTACTCCGCCTTCGTCCGTGAGTTCCATAAGGACGTCGCTATTGGCGGTTATGGAAGTGTCGGAGATGGTATAGGTTTTCCTCGAAGAAGCAACACTTAACTCGGTAAGTGCATATGTGCCAGTACCACTGCCATGTTGGCAAGAATAATATATGTTGCCATTATCATAAATGACTATGTGAATTTTGGCGTTGCTTTCTTCCGCATATAATTTATAATTACCTGTTTCGCGCCAAGCATTGCTTGTTTGAGAATTGCCTATTGCGCCTTTTCCCGTACGGTTAACTGTTGCCGATTTTAATAAATTATCATAAGTAGTTTTATAAAAAATTTCATTTGTTGCGTAACTGCCCGCTATTGTTGTTACCTTTCTCAAATAAGAATAATTCGCGGGACTTTTAACATTTCCTGTCCAAGAAACATTTGTGTTTTCCCACCCGCTTGTCGGCAACTCCCCGCTCTTCAACGCACTCGCTTCCTGCGGTAACGCGGTAGGAGCATCAGGCGCATCAGGTATGTCATTTGCGGTTATAAACCCACTATCATTTGTTAGTTGACTTGTTTTGGTAGGCACGTCGATTGTTACCGCTCCAGTCTGTCCATTTACGCTTGTTACAGGGACGTTCGCAACAAAAGTCGCTTGCCAATGCGTAGTATCTTGTTCGGGACTTGTGGTCGAAGTGATACCCTCGATACACACATATTGTCCGTTGTCGGTGTACACAAGGTCGTCGATTGCATAGGTCGTGCTTGCTTGCCATTTGCCGCGATTGTTATACCCGCCGCCTTGCATACTCGCCCCGTGTACATTCGGCGCAAAAGTAACGACTGTCGGGAGCGTGATAGAAGTATTGACTTTGCTGTAAATGTAAACCCCTTTGTCGCCCGCTTTACATATCGGCGCATAGTTCCCGCTCGTCGCTTCGGTCAGCCCAAACACCACTTGCGGAATGGATGAGAAGTTCACAAAGTCCGAAAGAGCAATCTTCGCTTCATACGGGAAGTCTGCAAACTCCGTACTCGCAACCCAATCACTCGCCGCAACAGTCATATTTTGCCACGCAACCGTACAAGGTTTTCCGTCGCTTTCAAGATACGCAAATTTATAATACCCGACTTGCACAAGAGTATTTTCCACAAGGTCATCGTTGAACGCGTCGTTCGTCGTGTAGTTATAAGCCACACCATTTTGCTCAACCGCCGCAACCCATAAATCAGGCACTCCCGTTTCCACAATATAGACATTATCGCCCACTTTAAGTTGCGTGTTGCTATACCCGTTTAACGCCGTTATTGCCGCTTGTAAGGTAGCAAAACCGATTGCCCGCTGACTTCCTTGCGCGATTGCCTTTGCTTCGTCTGCGGTCGCATTTGCGGCGTTTGCAGTGTCTACCGCACTGTTCGCGTTATTCTCGGCGGTCTGCGCGGTGGTCTTTGCTTCGTTTGCCGTGGCGACTGCACCGTTAGCCGTTGCGACAGCGTTGTTTGCCAAAGTTATGGCGTTGTCCGCGTGATTATCCACTTCATTGATTGCACCCACAAGCGTAGCCTTTTCATCCGTTGTAAGCGCAGAAAGTTCGCCTATTTCGGCTTTATTCGCATCGGCGTGCGCGTCGACTTCGTTGATTGCGCCCACAATCGTAGTCTTTTCGTCGGTGGTAAGCGTGGAAAGGTTGCCTATCTCTGACTTGTTCGCATCAGCGTGTGCATCCACTTCGTTTATCGCCTTAACAAGGTCGTCTTTTGCATCGGTCGTAAGGTCTTGCAAAGTACCGATGTTATTAAAGTTCGTCGTTATTTGCGTTTGTAAAACACCGTGCGCGTCGTTGTTCGCCTGCTCATATTGCGAATAGTATTCTTCCGCTTCTTCACCGATGTTGTCTAAAACGTGAGCCGTGTTTATAGCAATCGCTTTGACCTTTTGGCTGATAACCTTTTTCACGCCGCCCGTTTCCGATAAGGTCGCTTCGATAAATTGTGCGGAAATTTCCAACGCGCCTTTTTTGTACAAAACGCCGTCCGTGTTCGTGATTTCGTACTCAAAGAAACTTTTTCCCGTAGTGTCGGTTTTCGGGCTTGCCATAAGGTGCTGGATAACGTCTCCGTCTGCACGCCTAAACGCCACCGTGACATAACTCGGCTCGGTGTTGCGATAGATAACGCTCGTATCGTCCATTTTGTCGATAACATCGCCGTTTGCGTTCGTTACAAAATAATATCTTATGTAATTGCTACTGTCGTTCGCAACGAAAGTATTATCTTCTACTTTAACGCATTTGTATTGTTTGTTCAAGTAAACTTTCATACGCTTTTTTGCTCCTTGTTTTATTCTTCGTCATACAGCGTTACGCACGCATAATGTTTTACGGTCGGGACGACTTCCCCGTCCTTTTTGCTTAACTTTTCGGCAACAAGATAGATGTTCCCGTTATCGTCTGCGATTATACAATTATTATACTCCGTGTTGTCGTTTTTTACAACTAAATAACCGCCCTTTATATCTTGATAACTGAAATATTTTACTTCAAGATAATCTTGCGTTGCGCCTACCAAAGTTCCCTCGGAAGTCTTGAAAGTCTGCGCGTTACCGTCAAGGTATTTTACAGGACAATCTTTATACAATTTCAGTGTTGGTCTATTTCCAATCTCGAAAGCGTAATTGTCTCTAATCAACGCTTCCCCGATACGCATTTTTTCCGCGTTACCCGTAAGATTATTGTCCTCAACAAACGAATAAATCTTTTGTATGCTTATGCTTTCGGCACGGTCTTTTTTGTAACTTATATCGTCGTTTGTAATTCCAAACCAAACTTCATTGTCCCCAATCGCAGGGCGTGCTTTAATGTTATCTCCCGTCGCATTTGTTGAATAACCGAAAGAAATCTCGTAGAAGTATGACGTTTCTCCATTGCTTCCGACATAGGGATTTTGTGCTACCTTACTTCCGCCAATCCACTTGAAAATGTTTCTTCCTGCAACAAATGATAACCCCGCGCTGTAATTGTCATAATACTTTCCGATGAGGTTTATTGTGTTCCCCGCGCCGAAACCAACAACAGGTAAAACATAATCACGAATTACAGTCGAATGACCGAGTTCGACTTCATTTTTAATTCGCACCCCTTCGATAGCATTTTTATCTTGTTGATTTATCAGCCTTTGCAACAAGTATGCGCTCATTGTCTTTTTTTGTTCGTCGCTTTCGCTGTCTTGCAAAGGCATAAAATTTCCTTGCAAGACGTATGCAATGCTCGACCTTATCGGCAATGTAGAACGATAACCTGTAAGCGGGATTTGGTATATCCTTTTTTCTCGCGCCAGCCCGATTTTTTCCGCAAGATTGTTAAAGCCTTTCGTCATCGAATAACGCACTTTATACCAATTCTTATCTTCCGTATCGCTATAATGTGCCTTGCTCATTATCTGCATTTCGGTCTTATAAACAACGTAATCACCGACCTTGTCTAACGGCTCTAACACATCTTCGCGCCCGTAAACATTCGTGTCGATAGAAAGTTCGTCATTGCCTATTCTTTGCGCCTTACCGACTAAATTACGCCCGTATCTCGTCAAGTCGATAATGTTGTCCGACTGTCCGTCCGTGATAGAAAATACCGCGTTTCTATCGTTTTGCTTTTTGGTCTTGTTCGCTTCGATTATAACATCGTCAAGCAGTGGAGCATACGTCGATTTATAGCAGTAATTGTTTAATCCGAAAGATGCCTCGTCTTGGTCTATATAGTACGGATTAGCGTTTTCTTCGGTGAAAAATTGCGCCTTGTTTGCTTTTATATATCTGAAAACCGCTTTCCTTGCCGTTTGTGTAAATACACTTGTCGTGAAAAATAGTTCCTTATATGTTCTTGAAACATCAACGGACGTTTCGCCACGGGCATAATAAAGAGTATTATTTCGCACTTGATTTGTTAATTCAACGGCGTCATCGTTCAACGCATCCCAAAATTCTTTATCGACAAGTAAATCTTCATATCCTGTTCCGTCATAACTATTTACAAGCGGGATAGGAGTAAATGCGTTTATCGTAACCGACTTTTCGTAAGAAATATCTCCGACATAATATTTGACCTTTTCGGTAATATTAGACAACGGCAAAAGGAAAAACTCCGTAAAATACTCAACATTAAATGCCGTTACGATTGCTCGATTTGTACTATTTGCAATGGCATAAGTTGACTTAAAACTATCGGTCGAAGTAATGAGCGTTTGCGGTGTCGCATTGCTGACTTTCGACACGACCTTGCCGCAAAAATTATCTATGTTATTTTGCCAAAAAGTTCCAAGTCTATTTGCAACGTCCGTCTTGTCGGTGGTATTGTTCATATCAATAATCCCGACTTTAATTATATAATTATTCGTTATATCCGTAACGACCGCCCTTGCGTTTATCGTACTGAAAATCCCGTCTAAAATTTCTCTTGCCGTTGCGTTTTCGTTGATATAATCTTCGGCAACAATACCCCTTAACGGCGTGTTTTCTCCGATAAGTATGCTATCGTCCATAACAAGTTTATAAGGATATTGCGTGTTGACCGTATAAGCCAACCCTTTCCCCGTTATAAGCGTGTTCATATTACGAAACGCCACAAAAACTTGATTGGACAATTCCGTTTCGCCTGTGGACACTATATGTAAATTTGTAAACTTTTCAAGGATTTTTGTCAATTCGACAAGCATAAGGTTGTGGACATACTTTCCCGCACCTTTTGCAAAAGGCTCGACATTGTCCGCGCCGACAAGCATTTTAATGCTTTCAATCTCCGTTCCGTCGCCCTTTTCAAAAACAATCGTTGCAACCGCCGTGTTCTCGAACGGTGTTGAAGTGTCCGAAACAATGCGGAAAGTCGCGCTGTCCAAAGTGTCGTCGGCAACCCAATTCATCACCCCGCCAGCCAGCGGTTCAAAAGTCTTTAATATTTGATGTGTCCAGAGTTCGAGTTTCATCTCCTGCCCCCGCTGCTTAAAATACCGCCTACTCTTTCGCGCAACACCTGCGCTTCTTGATTTGCTTTCGTTCTCTCGATATAGTTATCGACTGCTTTTTTCGCAATGACAACGCCTGCTATAATTCCGCCCGTTAGCGGCTTGACAAGAATACC